GGCGAATGGTAGGTGCCGACACGCAGGATGGATTTCTTGTAGAGCGGCATGGGTCACGATACCTGATAGTCAAAAAAGCACTTCGTTGGCTAAGCGTGCTTCGACTATCAGCGCGACCTGCGAGTTCGGATATAGACAACTCCCCGCCGTGGCAGAACTTGGCAGGGGTTGGCAGAACCTGTCAGGTTATGGCAGAGGGTTGGCGTCTGCGTTTAGAATCCGCAGCACCATGGATGATATCGATGTCAAAACAGAAACCGTCTTCCTGCTGAGCGACGGCGTGCGCATCAAAGGCGTGCAGAAGTCCTATCGGAGCCTCTACCGCTACGTGACAGACGGCGTGCCCGTGATGGACCGATTCGGGCGGCGCGTGGTGATTCGCCTGGCGAAGGTGGAACTGCCGACCGGGATGGCCACCAGCGTAGAAGCCTACTATCGCTTCATCGAGCAACTGACGGTCGTGCAGGCGACCCTGTATTAAGCAATCAGCGTATCCGCGATCGTTTCGGCGCCCGCCGCATTGCTCGGCAGTAGCAGGTCGCTCTCGCGCAGATTGAACACGCGGTTCATCCACTCGTGGAGTGTCCCGCCGCGGTCATTCGCCACCGCCAACGTGATGCGATCGTCGAGTTGCCAGTCGGCGGTGCCCGAGAAGAGCGCCACGTACAGACCACCCGTGTAGAGTTGGGTCATGTCCGTCAGTTGCACGTCATCGAGAAACACACTCGTGCCGGCCGACACCGCCGTACTGATGCGAATACGGAAGTACACGTTGGTGGGCAGGGTACTCGGCGTGCGGAAAACACCAGTCTGGGCAGCAAAGGACGTGGTCAGTCCCGCCCCCGTGAACGTGAAGCTGTTGGCTGTGCCCGCGTCGTCGTTGATGACGGTCCCGCCAATGCCGTCCACCAGGTCGATGGTCAGGACGCCCGCCGCCGGAACCACGTCCACGCAGGCAAACAGGCAGACCGCGTAGTTAGTGGCCCCTTGCAACGCCACCAGTTGCTGGAGCGTGGTGAGTTGCGCACCGTTACTGTCCAGTTCCAGGGACCGCGCGCCGTTCTTGACGTAAGCCAGCCCCGCCGTGGTCGTGGCGTGCGTGATGGTGGGCGTACCGCCGCTCAGCGTCGACGTGCTCGTGAGCTGCGTGGGGTTCGGCACGTTGTAGAACGTGATGGTGTGCGTGTAGTCCGGGCTAGTCCCCGTGGCGGTGACTTCCACGCTTTCCAGACCCGCCAACTGCTGCAACGCTGATTGCACGGCGGTCCCCGAGGCGTTGTACGCCAGGGGCGCCGTGGTATGCACCTTGGCGTCGCCGTCAGTGAAAGACAGGGTGTACCAACCGCCGGTCGGCGTCCCCCCGATCACCACTGTCTGGACTTCCACGGGCGTGAGCTTGAGTGTCGTGCCAACCGTGCCCACACTGATTACCCAGCTGGCGGGCAGATAGACGCTGTTGTCGTCCTCTTCCTCGAAGGTGCCGTTGGTCACGTACGACGCGCCGCCGCTGTGGCTCTCCACGGTCGTGGACACGCCCGAGCCACCCGGCCACTGATAGGACAGCGGGTCCGACACCAGCTCCTTGCCCAGCACGGAGAAGGACGTACTGCCAGTGGCCAGGAACACAAGCGTCTCGGCCAACATGTGCTCGTTCGTTTTGGCGTCGCCGCGTTTCACGCTGGTCACCAGGACGCCGTTGCCGGTGTTAGCGACATCGTAGGACGGGGTGGCACTGACGGCGTTGGCATCCACCGAGTCCGCAGCAGCCAGCATTTGCCGGATGAATTCCGTCAGCGCGGTACCCACGTAGGCATCCACCTGTGGGTTGTCGTCCTTGACGATCTGCACCAGGTACTTCTCCAAGGCCGTGGCAATCACCGTGGAATTCAAACCGGCCGCTGTGTCCTTGAAGGATTGCAGGGCTTCGTAGATCCCGTCGACGCTGCTACTGATCTCGATGTCCGTGGTACCGAACTCCTGCACGAAGTCTTCTACCTCGTCGTGAATCGTGGTGCCCATCGCCGTGTTGATGACGTTGCCCGCATTGAACGCCTTGCCGGCCTTGGTGAAAAACGTCGTGAAATTGATCGCCATCGGACTTTTCCTCGCAGGGAGCTATTGAACGGAAGCGTGGCATGTGGGTACAAACACGCCAGCGATCCTCCTTTCGCGACCAGTGGCCAGGACGAGGCTCAGACCTATCCTGGCCATGGTCGTTTTGGCATTGTGCATATTTATCGGCAGCTCGTCAAAACCTCGCCGCGGTGAACGGGACGGTTTGCTTCGTCATGTCACCCGCCACCGTCCCGCCCCAGGCCACGCCACGCTTGGCCAAATAGCGTGCTGCGTAGGAGGCCGCCGTGATATGCACGCACTCCTCGTCCGCCGCGCCGGTCCAGGCCATCCACTCGGCTTCCAGGGCATCTCGCCAGTCACTGCGGTCACAGGGCAGCATGACCCGTTCCTTGCGGAGCAGGTCTTGCAGGGGCACGCTCAGTTCCAGCAGTGTGCGGTCCGCACTGTCCACGAGTTCACTCGTCCCGCGGAGCCCCGCGTGCAGCTTGGAGCCCACGTCATCGTTGACGATCAGCAGCCGCTTGTACTGCCACTCATTGGCGCTGATCCGGCACTTCTCCAGCAACTCACTCCATTGCAGACGCTTCCGCCAGGCATGCCGCAGGAACATGTCCTTCGCTTGCGGATCGTAGTCCCAGACTTGCAGCACACTCCACGGGGTCTGTCGGGGCCGGTGGATGTCGGACGCGCCGCACTTGACCACGGCGATGCGTTGACACTGACCCTCGTCCACCACCCGCAGTCGACTGGTCTTCTCCACATGCAGGCGGGTCAGGATGTTGGACCGCCGCTCGAAGAACCGCAACCAAGCGGCGTCGATGATGGCGTGGCTCATGGCGGCCACCTTGTTGAAGGCCTTGGAGATCGAGTCCACGATGTCGTCATGCTCTGCGAAGGGGAACAGTTCGAACTCCTCGAACAGGGCCTGGTTCCAGCGGTGCCCCTCGCGATCAGTGACCACGTAGATGCTGCCGACCTCGGCTTGCGCTGCCAGCGATTCGGCATTGCGGACCTTATTGCCCCGCGTGGGTTGGAAGCGGGCAGTATACCCGTCGAGCATCTTCACAAAGTTTTCGGCGACGGTCTTGCCGCCGCTTCCCGGCTCCTGCTCGCACCATTGATGCACCGTGTGGCCGTCGCGCATGGCCGTGGACTTGATCACGCGATCCCGCTCGCCGCTGCTCCACTGCCCGCGTTCGATATCGAGCACCACATAGCGTCCGTCCGTGGTCTTGCCGACCTTGGCTCCGCTGGTGAAATCGCCTTCATCCTCCGTCGCGGCGAAGTCCCACCAGCGGACCGTTTGCTGCATGGAGTCGGGGGCGGCTGGCAGCAATTGGAACCAGGCCGTTTGGAACATGCCGCCTTCCTTGGGTGCCGGGCGTTGCTGCATCTGACCGGCGGTGCCGTAGCTGCCGAGTTCTTTCTCCAGCCCCGCCAGCACAGGTTCCGAGAATTGGTGCGGCGTGAGCAGTTCACCTTCCACGGTGCGCGGGTCCGTGAACCCCAACAGCGTCGGGTTCATGCGATCGGGTTCGTAGTGCATGGGCAGGCAGATGTGTTCATAGTCGCCCTGCTCCAGCACGTAGCCCGAGAGATCTTTCTGATGCAGTCTCTGCATGATAATCACGCGCGCCGCACCGCGTGACACACCGCGCGTGGACATGGTCAGCGTCCACCATTCGAGCACCGCCTGCCGGTTCGCTTCGGACTCGGCACGCTTAACATTGTGCGGGTCGTCGCAATTGTGGACCAGAACCCCGTTAGCATAGTAGTTCGCAGTGCCATGGACCGTCAGGCAATAGACTCGCTGGCACAGAGATCCTGGGCCAACATGGAAGACAGAATCTCTCGCCACAGATTCTCCAGTTTCGGTCCGCCGTGAACACTGGCGTGGCATGACCCACAAAGACTGATGGCATTTTTCATGCTGTTGTTCCGTACGTTCCCGTCGACATGATGCACAGACATGGCTTTCCCGCCATTCTCTGCTTTGGTCATTTGGCACAACCGGCACACGTAGCCGTCTCTCCGACGAACCAGCTTCGATAACTCGACAAATTCTGCGGGGTACTCCTGCGTTCCTAATCCATGCTTGTAGCGACCGTTGCGAGTGCCCTTGATGTCTTCGCGATGCGCGAGATTGGCACATCTCCGCGTACAAAAACACCGACCGTGGTCGAAGCGGATCTTGCCGACCCAGAGAGGCGTTCCGCATTGGCTGCATGGAATACGATAGGGTAGCCCTCGCGGATGTTGCTGGTTTTTCCTGCGGCACTCGTGCGAGCACCATTGAGCGGTTGCGCGGCGTTTTCCCCATGCGCCGTGAATTGTCTTTCCGCAACCTATGCAACGCGGCTTTTCTCCTGCAAAGGCAGGGTGCGCATCTCCACGAATGGCGAGACCGTGGCAGCGGTGTGAGCAGTAGATTCGCCCGCGTGCAGCGTGGGCCGGAGGACGGTACACCGGTTTGCCGCACTGCTCGCAGGGCTGCGTGGACTGTGCCCGCTTCAATGCGTACCGACACAGAAGGCTGCAAACTCGGTGAGGCCTGGATGGCCTCGCCGCAAAGTCTTTCCCGCAGTTCTCGCATTGCCAGATCATCAGTGACTACCTCATCATTGGCGTGCAAGTCACTCGCCGCTGTATATCCGCGACCACTCACGTAAATCAAATGATCAGGTGTGCATTCCAGTGAACGACCGGAGCGAAATCGAATACGCACCAGTCTCGCGTTGTAGGGTCGCGACACGCACGCATAACTATTCGTGAAACGAGGCACCTTGCCAGTCAGGAGCTTGTCGCGTCCGTCCGGTGCCATGAGTGTTTCAATTGGTTTCCTGCCAGTATCGGTTGATACCAACGTGCCAGCTGGAAAGCACACGATGTAATCCGGGTGTTCTCCTGTTCCGTGCCCACCGACGCTCGTAGCCAACCGATAACCGCCTTTGTCGTTCTGGAACTTGGTCTTCTCGTTCTGGTCGTTTACGAACTTGAAGCGGTCGTACCATAACCCGTGATACCACGACCCCTGAATCAACGCTCGGCACTTGAGGCTATCTCGCGTGCTCAGCTCCTGGTCGTACGATGCAAAGAACCATCGCGTCTGCGGCTTTGTAATCCAGGTCCATGTCGGCCATAGAACCGAAGTCAAAAGACTTTTCGAACAGCCAGGCGGAATGTTGATCAAGAGCTTCTTGATCTGCCCACGACTCACCGCTTGGAGGTGGGCGCAGATCGCACCGATGTGCCAACTGTCAACGAACGGTACGGACTCGATGTGCGGCCAGGCTTCCTTGACGTAGTCGTAGAGCGAGAGTTCGCAGAGATACTTGGCAGCTTCGTCGAGCAGGCGTGGATCAATAAGTTCTTCGGTCATGGCGGCCTTTTCTAATCAGTGACATCGTGACCCCGCTACCCACGGGGTGTGCTGACGGAGGCGGACGTGGTCTTTGTGCCTGGCTCATTACTTCATATTGGTGACGTACATGGCGCACAACGCCTTCACGCGGGTAGTTTCGTAGCTGGTGGGTGCCGGCCTCAATCATGGCCAGCCATTCCAGGGTTGGATTCGGGTCTTCATCGCAGCTCAGTCCGTAACAGTCCGCACAGACATACAGCACGGCCGAAGACGTGGTGGCTCGGTCGTCACACTCGCCGTCGCAAGTGCCGGTGCATGTGCCGGGGGTATGTGTGCAAGCGATCATGCCGTGGTGCGGGTCTGCCGAAAGAAGAGAGCTTGCATGTCATGCAACACGCGGTCGTAGTCCGCCTCGGACGGTCCCAGTGGCACGGGGATGGCGCGATCATCGATGTAGGCAATTGCTTCTGGCTTGCCGCAGACCCAGTCGTACGGCAGGTCATGCTTGTCCAGCCAGGACCGCACCATGCTCACCTGCGCGGGCGTGGGATCGAGCGGATCAATGCGGGCCGTGTGAATCACGATCTCCATACCGAACGTCTGGAGCATCTTCAGGAAGAACTTAGCCCCCTCATACGGTTCGCCGATGGATGGTCCGCTCGGGCAGGCCAGTACATGATCCAGATCCACGCAAACACGCTTGGGAGCACTCACTGGTTGTCTTCCTCCGCATCGGCTGGCAGTCCCTGTAAGGCGTGCTCCAAGACCTCGGCGGCCTGCTTGATCCCGCGCTGCAATCGCTCCACCGTGCCCCGCGCGCCGAGCACTCCCGAGTCGCGAATGAACTTCACAGCGGCCCCGATGGGTCCGGCATCCCACGACTTGGACAGCGACAAGCCCGAGGCCTGCTCAAACTGCTCGATGGTGTATTGCAGCTCGTGGATCTTCCGGTCTTTGTGGACCGTGTCGAATTGCTGCTTGGCGGCCACACGCTTCGCAACTTCGTCTTCCAGTCCGCCCAGCGGAATGGTCGCGGCGGAGACGCTGCGGAGGATCGAGCACAACAGCAGCATGTCCGGCGGGACACACTCCAGCTGCGGGGCGGCTTTGATGTTCTTGACGGTGCCGGCACTGGGGCACTCGATCAGTCCCCAGTTCTCCGGTACCTCACCCACATCAATCACACCCTTGGGCGCGACCACGTACCAATAGCGGCAATACTTCTGAATGTCGGCGGACTTGTGCGGGTCGGCGAGTTCCTTGCGACAGTCGCTGCGGCTGACCTTGATCTCGAAGCCCGTCAGATACAGCCCGCGGGAGGGCCAGACCGAGACGGCCAGCGCATCGGCAGTGCGGGTGGTCCGGCGCTGGTACCCGGTGCCATTGCGGACTTGCGGCAACAGCACGTAGGCCGGTGCCGGGTACGCCTTGACCAGGCACGCGAAGACCGCCGGTTCCGTCCAGGGTTTGCGGGGTGTGGTCGCCGTCGCCATCTCAGAACTCCAGCGGTTCCGGGCAGGGCATCGTTTGCGCTGTCGGCTTCTTGGTCGTCCCAGAGAATTTACTGGGATCAATAAAGAACTCTTTCGGCGGGGTGAACGGGGGGGGCACACGCCGCAGGCAACCGGTCGCGTCATCGAGCTTATGATCACCGCAATGATCAGAACCGAACACAGCAGGCCAGCCGCCCAGGGTAGGGGCGTGCCGGCGGCAGCGTCCGAAAGGTACCTCTACGTCCTCGGGCGACATAGGTCCTTCGTAGTGCTTGCGGACGAACCACATGCAGGTACTGCACCGCATCCCCTGGGAGCGATGCTTCCAATTGTCGAGCACTGCAAAATCATCCGTCGACATCGTATGTCTCCTGAGTGGGTAGAAGGTGGTGCTCGGCCTCCACCGACCGCAGGTGCGTCGGCACGGGACCGAGCTTGTGTTGCACAATCGCGAACAACTTGTCGAACAGATCGATCACCTCGCGGTGCTCGCGGTTGTGGACGAAGATAGACCAGCAGCACATGCTGCAAAAGCCTCCGCTGAAGCCGATCACAAACAGGCACGCGCTCAGGTATACGTTCATGTACGAGCCTCCTTGTAGCTCTGGACGGTGCGACCGTCGCCGAACAGCAGATGGGACAGCACTTCCCGTCCCTGGTCCCAGACGTACTCGAACAGGTAGGCGTCTTCGCCGGTCTGTTCGTGCTTCCTGAGCGTGTCGATGCACTGGAAGCCTTGCGCGCGAAAGAAGATCTGGGCGGCCAGGTTCGTTTCCCGCACGGCCCAGCAAGATCCGGTTGCGGCGTTGAACCGACAACTTGCCGCGCAGCTGGTTCAGTAACTCGCTCCCGTAGCCAAGTCGCCGATACCTGGCGTCCACCGCAATGTTGAGGACGAACAGCGTGTGGCGACTCAGTTCGTACAGCATGTAGCCGCACACCTGATCCGCATCGTTCTCGATGACCACGCCGATGGTATTCCGCTCCCGCATGTGCGCGTCGAACTCCTCGTAGGTCCAGGAGAACTCAAAGCTCTCCTGCTCGATCCGCAATACGTCGGGCAGGTCTTTGGCGTTCAACCAGCGGATGTACATGGCGATCCTCTCCGGGTGGCGATTCAGGGGCAGGCGAGAGATAGTCCCCGTCGCGCTGTCGTCGTGCGAAATTGTGACGCCGGGTGTGCCGTTGTGCTATAGCTGGGCCTGGACGACTTCGTCCGGCACCTCGAACAACCCTTGCTTACCCTCGTACGGGATCGGCTGGGCAAACCGGCGGACGTCCTGCAGTACCCAGCACCATGGTCCCTCGGTGTGCTTATGCTTAAGCACGTCATCTACCGTGATACCCTTCGCGAGTTCAGTACGGCGGTCCCAGCGACGAGCACGTACGATATTGATGCAAGCCACGAGGTTCGCCACGGCAAGAATTGAACCCGTCGGATATTCCTCCGCGTGCTCTCGCAACTGCTGGCGGTCCATGTACTGCGTTCCTTTGCCAGCATGGATTAGCAATGGTCCACGATAGTCCGTTGGTCCCCATGTTCTGTTTTCAACCCACTTGTCACCACTCGCGATGGCGGTAGCAAACGGCTGGCTGATGGTCAGGCACTTCACGACTAATCCTCCACGAGTTGGTTGGCGTACTCCACCAGGTCCGGCCACTGGTCGCACCAGTCCTGCACCAGGAACCAACGCCAATACCAATCTGGAACTTCACCTAGCCGCTTGCCTTCGTGTGTTCCGAAGGGCATCTGGCTGTCATCGTGCAATTTCATGGGGACAAATCCTCACTTCGCGGGACGCTGTCGGGTTTCTCGAATCGCTCTAGCCAGTCTTCTACCTCGGAAGGCTCCGTGCCTTTGATCATGCTACAGATCTCCTTCACGGTGAAAGTAGCGTGAGTGTACTTGTCGACGAACACTGTTTCGAGTTTCTGGCACAGAATCCGGCTGATGTTACTTACCATCCAATCACCTCCGCCTTAAATGAATCCTCGGTTCTTTTCCACCAGCACCCACAGGTTGCGACCCTGCCGTTGATAGACGCGGCCACTCATTGGCGCATGCAACGTAACCCGCCAGTCGTGGTCAGGGTCTTTGCGGGCCAGGTTCTCGGCCTTCATGACGGTCCAGCAGTCCGTGAACTCAGTGTGGGGATCTTCCTCCCACACGAGTGTGCCATCCTTCCGCACGGAGGCCTCACCGAACCCCACGGCGATCCGCGTGTTCATGCTGAGCTGCTCGTGCTGGTAGCCGCAGTTCAGGCAGCCGCCGAAACCGCCTTCAATTGCGGGGAGCTTCTTCCACTTCGCCATCAGACATTCTCCGTAGCCTGAGCCGCTCGGGCATCACTTCTTCTTGGCGGCTTTTCGTTTGGCTGCTGGTTTTTTGGCGAACGACTTGCCACAGAAGGGGCAACACGACGCCAGCATCGTACTAGCTGACTCTCTCTTCGATGAGTCAACTTTGTACGTGGCAATGACAAGATGCGACTCACACTTCATCGTAGAGAAGTCCATTGTCAACTTCTCCATCAGTTGCGTATTCGTATCGTGAGCTTTCAGTTGCTCGTTGACTTGATCTACACATTTGCAGGACATCAGACATCCTCCGTCACTTCGCGCACTTCCCAGTCGACCTGCTCGATTTCCTGCTCGTCGACGGCATGCTCGAACGGATCGGTGCGGGCTTCTTCTTCGGTGCAATCTTCGCAATGCACGATCTTCGTGACGGTACAACGCATCCGCACGTCCCAGCTACTCTTTTTGGGCTTGGGCATGACCTTCCTCCTTCTCTTCGAACTCCGCGAGGTACTCGTCGCACGCGACCATCAGATCGAGATCGACACCATCTAGGGCTCCCGCGTCCGCGTCCTGCCACCACCGCTTCAGTAACGCGCGGACCTTAATCAGTTCTTCATTCTGCTTGTCGATCGCGAGGATGGCCCGCCCGAGGCCGAAGAGGGCGCGCTCTTGGCTGGAGTAACGGCCCCGCACCACGCCGTCAATCAAGACCTCGACACGACCGTTGAGGTCCCGTTGCACTTCGATCAGTTTGCCGTCTGCGGACATCGCTTCACTCCTTACGCCGTGCGGGCTTGCTCGATTAATCGTACTGGCATTCGTCATGGACCTTAGCTACCGCTCTTTCCACTACGGCTTCGACGAATACTTCCAGTGATTTGTACATCCTCAGTTGGTACTCTTGGTCGAGAGTAACCCGAGTCAAGTGATCCACCGTCACCCGTAGCTCGTTGACTTTAATGCGCAGCTTGCGGCAATTGCTACAACTACTCACGCTTTTCCTCCCTTCCCGCCGTGCGGGATTGCTCAAATGCTTTCTGGATCTTTGTGTTACTGCATCGTGCCGCACACTCGACGTGTTCCCACACAACATACGGAGGGTCGCCGTATTCAGCCGCTCCGTACAGCCGCATAGCTTCTGTGACGATCATTCCACCGCAGTTTTCGCACCGGCGAATCTTTCTAGGCTTCACGATCCGGGCTGAAATGATCATCACACCTCCCCCTTCGCCGCTCGCTTAAACTCCACTACGAACACCCACGGATTTGAATCCCAACTGAAGCCCCGCTTGGCGTTCAGTGCGTCCCACGTATCCATGAAAGCGACTCTAGCGCAAGTCCTGCATTCGTTCGGACGATACGTGCCAAACTTCACACCCTCGGCGATTGCATCCTCCTCAGTGATCTCGCACACCCGCTCAACTCGCACCGACACGATCTCCAGTGTGATGCGTGAGGCCCAACGGGGCATGAAGATCGAGGGACGCCATCTCGGTAGTACCGACGTGCAGCGGTGGGCGCCATGTCGTACCGATTGGCCCGCGATAATGCGTGTGCCACCCGCCTGATATTCCATGACAGGCGTCTGGTCGATGTCCCATGTTTCGCGGAACGTCTCACGGACCCACAACCGATCGCCCGGCTTGCCGTATGGACACCATCGCACATCAACCGCCGCGCCACCTACGATCCCCCGTCCAGAAAACGCGGCACCAACAGAGCCGTCCGCGTGCAGCCACTCGTCGTAATGTGGCAATGTTGGCTGCGGTTTGATCACGCGGCGAGTTACCGTCTTCTGCCCGGCGAGTATCGCCCGCACGCTCTCGCCGCTGAAGATAATCGGGCGGTCAGACATTCTCAGAACCTCCAGCCCTGGCTCGCCGCTTATACCGCTCGTTCATTTTTTCCTCGCATTGTTTGCACCGTCGCGAACCACGCGGGGACGACTCGCCAATAATCGAGAAATACTTACTCATGAATGGCAACAGGCGGCCACACCATGTCTTTGCTGGCCCGGACGATGGCGGCATTAAACCGCAGCAATGGATAACGTTATGGTTCATCGCTCACCTCGTCCTCCGTCTCGACCAGATGCCCCGGACAACCGTCTTCGTAACTGAACCCTTCACAGGCAGGACCAATCGGGATCACGCGGTGCCCGGCCGCTACATGGTCGAGCAGCTCGTTCAGGATCTCGTCCGAATCCATCAGGCTCCCGTCCTCCTTGACGGCGTGTCCGACCAGCGACCAGTCCGCGTACTTTCGCCAGTAACCGTTGCGGATCGCCCCGCGCACGTCCAGGTTCACATGAAACGTCTTGCTACTCATCCGCTGCCTCGCTTTCTGCGGAACCTTCTACGCTTTAATAACTGAACGAGCCCGTCACTTTCCCCACGCCCAATGGCCCGCGCAGAAACGTGGGGCAAAGGATCTTCACGTCACAGACGCCTGCATTCCGCTTGACCATTACGAGGAGGTAGTCGCTGTTCGCTTTTGCGGCATCACAGTTCTCCAACGGAATGTATCCGGCTTTCCGTAATCGCTCAACTTCACTCAGCTTGATCGGAATCGGGAGAATGTCATTCGCCATTCGCCACCTTCTTCGCTCGCAACGGGTTGCTCATCGCATACAGAACCTGCTTCGTCTGTTCGCTGAACCGCGATATTCCGAGCGCGAACAGCAGTCGCATGACGCCGTGTTCTTTCGCGTTCGCGATAATCCGACACGGCTTATCACTGTGAAGTTGGCACACGAGCACGTCGACGGACCCGTGCGAGGCAGGCGTCTCGGGGTCCACGCTCGTATCGAAGATTAGATAAAACTCTGGATCACAACCGTCCAGGACATACCTGTCGCGGCTGATTCTTTGCTGTCTGGCGCCGAGCAAGATTAGCCACTCGTGCATTCGGTGCATCATTCACCTCCCTGGAGCTTTATGACTTGTGGCGCATAGCCACACTTTAGGCATGGACGTTGCAATACCTTTCCTCTCAGGTCGTAGAGCCTCTTGTACTCGTCGCGTTCCTGTTCAGATGCAGCGAGCTGCTGCTCAATTTCGCGATGAACACCGAATGTCTTTTCTGCTTTGGGACTATCGTCATCTCTCCAGTTGGCACATTCGCGTTCTTTCTGCTTCAGTTCGAGGTCTGCCAACTGCTTCGTCAGCGCCTCGATCTCCGCAATGGCGCGGCTGTAGATCGTCACCTGATTGCCCGCCGAACGTCCAGCAGCCAACGCGACGTGGTTGCACCGCAAGTCATGGATCAACGTCAAGTCCTGCATGGATCACCTCACCATTGTTGTCCAACCACTCGAACCACCGATCTGTTTCCCAACCCAGCCGCGGGTCGTATTGAAAGGCTGCCCGATCCACCAGCCGCTTGCGACTATGCAGATAGCCCCGCTCGCTGCCGCGCTGGCAGTGCCGTACCACTTCCAAATCGGCTTGTCCGTGGAAGTGGTGACCTGCCATGTTACCGATCTCGATGCGTTGCGGATCAGTTCTGAATGTCACGCCCCACCTACTGCCTGTCTGGATTTTGCGATTCGTTCCATGGATTAACGGTTGGGTTTCTGATCGCACCATTGTTCACAATGTCAGCCCAAGACCAAGACTCGGCACCGTCCACGTGCAGCTGAAACTGAATCTCACCCACGGGCAACTCAGGGTGGTTGGTCTCCCGTAGGATCTTCTGCACTGCGTCCGCAATCATCCGCTTCTGTACTAGCTAAACATTATTCATCTCCCGCCTGCTCGGCTTGTTCGTGAGAATCCTTTAGCACTCTGCGCATAGCCGTAATAGCCACGTAAGTTCGGCTCGCGAGATCGCCTGAATGGACCTTGCGACATCCACGCAGCCTGTATTTGTAGTCGTCGACAATCGTGGCGATCAAATGGCCATTGAACCGGAAGCGATCGCCATCAAAGGAAAACCCAAGCCGTTTCGCATGTCTCCCGAACCATTCATCAGCAATCGCGCAATGAGCGTAGGCCCAGCCAGCACGATTTCCGCAGGTCGCTCGCGGGGACGTCCATCCGCACGAACAGACACATTTCACCGTCGCTGGCGTCTCGATAAACACGGGCACGTGTTCTTGCCAAGACGCCGCGATATGATTGTCACTAGTTGCCATCCCCACCTCCCGCCTTACTGGCTAGTGATTTTCGATGCTCAGCGTAATTCGCACTCGCTTGCCGCGCAGTGGCTTGGTGACTGGATCATCTGGCCCTGCCGCGTTCCCCCAATCGAAACCGCCTGGTCCGTTCGGGTACGCAAAGTACGTCACGGACTCCGTTGGAATTTTACCTGTCCGTTGATGGTGTTCGATCACCCAGAATCGTGCAGCTCCAGCGCACATCCGATGCAACGTGTCACGCAGGAATGCACTCATGTCAGTCACGAATCACCTCACTTTCCAGCTCTCCGGAAATTCCGGTAGCTCACGTTTCACCCGCCGCCGGGCTCGCTTGTTCATCTTGCGTTTCACCGCCTTGCCGAGTCCCGTCCAATTGTTGAAGACTTTCAGGACAGTTCGCCAACCGGAGCACCAGTCTTGTTCGTCGCCGCTGATGCACGGCTCGCGTTCCTTCTTGCTCATGGCTGTGGTTCCCGCACCACGAACCGATTCAACAACTGCATGTACTCAGACGCCTGCGATTGATACCGAATCGCACATCTGATGGCTTCCTCGCGTTGGGCCAACGTGGCCGGCGTGGGCTCGTTGTTAATGCCCCATTTGACTGTGCCGGTCAGGACCACCTGCATGTGCAGGGATTGCCGGCGCTGGGCCATGGTGTACTGCTGCTTCCAGTGCCGCCGGATCGTTTGGTATTGAGATGCTTCGGACATGTTCACCCTTTCTCTGGCGTTGCTAGGGCAATGGCGCGCTCATGGCTGACAGTCGACGTAGCCCAGGGTCCGCATCATTTCGGTGACACCACCGGTATGTTCCAGCGCCTGCTTTGCGATGAGCAGCGACTGGCTCATGTTCGACAGCGTTCCGACCATCACCGTCTGGTGTGTGACGATGGCTGCGAGGGCCGTCCGCAGTCGCTCGTTCTCGGCCTTGAACTCAGCGAGTTCGTCGTCCTGCTCCTTTCGCAACTCGGCGAGCGTGGCCCACAGTGGCTTGACCGCCATGTCGTTCTGCATGTTCATGCGGATACTCCTGGAGCTTGAAGGATAGCCAACTCCTCGTTGAGTATCGCCTGCTCATCAGGAGGCAACTCACGCGAGTATGCCACGAACGAACCACGTATCGACAGGGGTGTGAACCTCGCCACGGCCAGGCGGGTTCTCGGACGCCCACGCCCCTGCTTTACCATCAGTAGCGTGCCCCACGGGACCTTGAACAACAGCGAGTCATGGGCACACTCTTGCATGTAGTGATAGGCCCAGTAGTAGGCATAAGACGTGAACTTCCCGGTCGTCTTCTTCGCGGAATAGGTACGCACGGCATGCATGAACCCAAGTGCTCCGGCATGCGCGAGATCGTCGATCCCCACATGGCATGAGTACCGGTGGGACTTCAAGAAGCGACTAGCGATCTTCAGCAGAAAGGGCATATTGCGTTCGATCAACGCATTACGGGACTTCACGTCGCCATCCTTGGCGCATGCCAAGAGCGCCGCCTGCTCCTCACGCCCCGGAATCACCACAGGGCGATGCAGTAGGGACCGTCCATGTCCGCGCTTCTTGACCATCTCGTCCTAGTCCGTATTCAGTGTGTAGACGTGAATCCCACCCGGCAACCGCTCGCCAGTGATGTCATACCCTGCCGCCCGCAGGTCGAACATCCGGGCCGAGTACCGCAATGAAATTGCCGACAACTCCACGTTCGTGGCGGGTCCCTCGCGCAGTCTTGCCAAGATCGCGGCGTTCTGACCAGTGACGCGCCGGACATCGCCCGCGTGAATATGTGGGTCGACTGGAGCGTAGTCCGGTTCTGCGGCGGCTTGTGGCGCCCGCGCGACTGGGGACATATCACGCTCCGCCCAGTCGTCGAACATCGTGTGCTGTGGGGACCTAGACGGTCGTTGGTCCAGCTTCATCACTCACCTTCGTACACTGTGGCACGCACATTCCCGCCCGCGCCGTCATCCACCTGATCTGCTTCGGCGGTGACCATGTTCACCTGCCGCGAAATGAGATGGGCCTTGATCTCACGCCGCGCCGCGAAATCCAAACCTTCCCAACTTTCTTGGGAAAGTGGAATCAGTCCAGTGGGACCAATCGCATCGATGGCGATGTCCAAGGCGATCTTGCGGCGGGCGCCCATGCTCAGCTCGTCGAAGAACTTGAAGCTGCCGCCCCCTTGCGGCACCGTGAGCCGGTCCTCATGCACCACCAGTTTCACGCCCAGACTGGCCACGGCCGTATTGAGAACGGTCGACACCTGATCGGCTCGCACGCGGTTCAGGTCCGCGTCATTCGTCAGTTCGCGGGCTTCCGTCGTCAGCTTGGCTGCCTCCTCCAGGTGCTTGTGGGCATCGCGGATCTTGGCCCCGTGCTCCAGTGCCTGGCGGGCCGTCGCCAGTTCCTCGCTGGCCGTGGCGATCTCTTCGCCGCTGGGGACCACCGGGGTGCCGCGTTCCACCACCGTCTCCAGACGCTGCATGGTCCGCTGATGATTGGCCGCTGCGCTGTTGGCTAAGGATGCTCGCTCGTGCAGCTGCTTTACGCGTTCCAACTCGTCGAGGGCCTGGTCGAGTTCCTCCCGCAGTTCGCCGGCGCGGGCCTGTTGATCCAACACGGTTTGGAGGGCTTGCTCCTCCAGCTGCTTGGCTTCTTCTCTGGGCAGTCCGTCGTATTCGTCGCGGGCCAGTTGCAGTTGTTGCTGGGCCTCTTCGTACCGCTGCCGCTCGCCAGCCGCCGCCTTGTCGCGTTCCAGCAACTGCGTGTGCGTGGCCAAGGCCGCTTCCAACCGCGACTGCAACAGTACGGGGTCCGACGAGGCGCTCAGGTCCAGACCCTGACAGGCTTGCCGCAGACCCGCTGCGCGGTTGGCCATGGCCTGGGAGTCTGTCTCGGCATCGCGGGCTTCTTTGTGCAGGTAGGCCCGCACCTTGGACGCAACCAGCAACGGATCAAAGGCCGCATCGGGACCGACCGCCTCCGCGAATGCCTCCTTGCCGCCACATAGGTCGTAGAACTCCTTGGGGCTGATGGTGGCGTTGGAGACCCGCAGCAAGGCCTTGATGCGCTTGGCGTCGGCAGCCAGCGGATCTTTGATGCCGGGGTCCACGATGTCTTCGATGCTCAGGTCACCATCCAAGACTTCGAACTCGGCCGTGCCAGTGCGCCGCACATTCTTGTGGATCACCACAGTCACACCACGGCCCGTGATCTTGCCCTTGGTGCCCGGCGGCGCGTCGCGGCGCACCGAGATGCGATCCTTGCCGCCCGCCAGTACACTGACTGCCTTGAGCGCCTCACTTTTGCCACGGTCATTGCGGCCACGCAACACCGTGATGCCGCCCTCGGCCGGAAGGGGAATCTCGACCAACTCGTTGGGACCAACGTCCTTAATGGTGATGCCGTTGCTGCCACTCTCCTGAATCATCGTGCGATCCTCCTGCGATTTCGTTGTGCTAACTGCTTGTCGTACCGACTGGTGTATATTAGCCCTTCGGCTAACCATTTGTCAACGGCACGTCAAACGGATTCGCGGGGACTTGCTCCAGGTGCATCTCCAGCGTCACTGCCTCACCACGACCCAGCTGCACCTCGGGACAGAGAGTTTTCCAGTCGGCAGGCTTGAACGAGATGAATCGTGCCCCGTGACCGGGAAACCGCAACACCACCAGGTCGGTCATGCGTTCACTGCGCGTGCGTTCGATCCTAAGTTGCATTGCAGATTCCTTCGAACATCCGCATCCGTTTGACCACGCCGATCTGCGCGTAGTTGTCGCCGCACGCATCATGCGCATTGAGGTGCTCCACGCCCAGAGCCGCACACACGTCAGTCAGCTTGAACGAGGCGGGTTTAAGGAGATGACCGTTCTCCGCGAAGAACCACTTGGCGCGTTGCAGCACGCACCAGCCCTGCATCTCGGCGGGCAGGAAGATCTTGTGCTCGCGGCAGGCGTGCTGGAGGAAGTCCATGTCGAACGCCGCGTTGTAAGCCGCCAACTGTGCCACGCGATAGGTCTTGCCCGCCTTGGACACTTTCTCGATGCAGGCGTACTTGCGGCACAGGTCCGCAAACTCCCAGATCACCTCCGACTGCGGTCGGGCATCCGCCCACAGCATGGCCGAGTAGCTGTTGAGGCTCAGAGCCTGGGCCTCGCAGCGTGACTCGTCGAAGCGGATCTTGCGTTCGTACTCCTCCAGCACGTCCAGCGTGTCCCAGCGAACTACGGCGGCACTCAGTTGGATGAGAGGGTGGCGATCGGCGGACAGGCCGCCGGTTTCCGTGTCGAAGAAAATGACCTTGTCTGTGGCGTTCATGATTGCTCCGTGTCGTAATTCATCCACAGCACTTCGGTACGTTGTTCCTTGACGCTCTTGCTAGACGCCTTGCAGTCGATCTGACGCTCCACCCGCGACCACTGCCACAGACGCGCGAAGTCATCGTACAACTCGCTGCGATATCCGCTGAGCAGGAACTTGCCCTTGATCCCCGCCAGGGTTTCGAGCAGCTCACGGTGTTGGTCCGCCGTCATCTCGTGCGCATAATCGCCTGTAGTAACGCGCGTCTCGTGCAAATACGGCGGGTCCAGATAGAAACACGTGTTCGGCCCATCTTGCTGGCGGATCACCTTGCAGGCATCGTCATTCAGGATCACCACGCGGCGCAAGCGGTGGTAGACTTCCTCCAATCCGTCAACAGCCGTCCACCACGCCGACGCTTGCTCGTTCATGCCGCGACGTGTGCGGTTGCGTGACAGTGTCGCGAAGTCTTTGCGGAGCCCCTGGCGGCTTTGGCGGCAACGGATGAAGAATATCCACGCGGCAAGCTCCGGGTCGTCGCTGATGTCGTGCAATTGGGCGGACGCCTTCCGGTATTCCACGTCGCTAAACGGCGTGCTTTGACACAGTCGGTTGAATCGTTCAAAACAGTCGGGGCGCTGCAGCACCCGCCAGAAATTGGATAGGTCGGCGTCGATGTCGTTCACCACTTCACTCACGCCTTCGCACGGTTTGCGGAGCAACACCGCCAGCCCGCCAGCGAACGGCTCCACGTAGTGAACGTGCGGCGGCATCTGCCGAATGATCCAGTCGGCGAGGTAGTGCTTGCCTCCGTGCCACTTGAGAGGTGGCTGGATGATGGGGTCCGTTCCGTGCATGGGTTACTCCGTTACGTCGCTTCAGTCACGAGTTAGCACCTAGCATGTTCACGGGGTGTGATCACGACCTCTCGGTTCTTTGGTCGCTGTCCACTTGTGGATGCTATCGAGTACGTGAACTCAAGATCATTGAATTCCGAGTTCGGGTACAGTCCTCTGACCTCTGGGTGGTCATCGTAGCTCAACACCCATTTACTGCCAGAGTTATTGATTGCCTTGGCAAGCCGAACGTGATCGTCGTGATCCATGCTGTGCTTATAGAGTTGCGGTCCCTTTTCGTAGTACGGCGGATCGCAGTAGACAAAGCAGTTGTCGTCTGCGGACGTCATCATTCCAGAGAAGTCTTCGCACGTCACGCGGATATTGGAGTATCTCGTCATGTACCTATTGTAGGTAACGATGTCTTCACACAGTGCTTGTGCGTTCCACCTACACGCAACGTCATAGGCACTGTTGCCCTGACACTTTCCTCCAATTGGTCCACCTGCCATCGCACCAAGTCCGCTGAAACTCATTTGGTGTAGCGCTAGCTTTGCAAATCCCGACTGCACACCAGACAGTGTCCCGTCTAATTCTTTGAACTTATAGAATTGGTCGACGCTTGGTGTGAATTTCTGCACCATGACCATGAGTTCTCTCGGCGACTTCAGGACTGCTTCCCACAATGCAGCCATTCCTGGGTCGAGGTCATTGATCCACACAGACGCACCAGGTGGGAGAACCTTCATCATGCGAAACCCTACGGCACCAGCGCCGAAGAATGGCTCTCTGTACTCCACTTGTTGTTTAGGTCGGTGGAACAGAGGACACCTGAGCGACCACGGAAAGTACGAGACTATTTGCGGAGCAACTTTATCCTTTGATCCTGGGTATCTTATGAGTGCCATGCGAAGTTCTCCTGGTACTGGCGTCTACACGCGACGTACTGACACAACCGACTCAAAGGATCTAGCGCGTCGTCACTAACCGAGTAGTTCTTGTGGCAACCACGCCTCGCGTCGCTGATCGGATGTTTGAGGAGATCGTCTTTCTTCATCCACCCCATTATTGAAACGGAGGATTGAAGTCTGTCGTACCATGAAAACACAATCGCGTTTGCCTTGAATGTCAGTGGATTCCCGTACTCATCAATGGCTCGTACTAGATTGTGATCGCCACGACTGCGGCGAGTCTTCACTTCGATGGACGTGTTGAGTATGTAGAAATCTTTTCCAGCGTCTCCGTATTGGTACAGGCTGAAATCGACTTCACACGGCAATCCTCGGCTTGTCAGGTAGCACCTAAGAGCATATTCGCCAACGAGTCCAACGAAGATCGGAGCAACATCGTCCTCAATCGGTCCCAGTCCTGGGAGGATCAGGTCGCGAATCATTCCACGACCCCAGTTGTCGGGGCGTCTATTGTATTTCCTTTTCTCGGCTCGCTCCCTTGACTCGAAGAGTAGGCTTAGAATGTCACCTCCTTTCAGGCTCATCATCCACGGTGCAGGCGCACAGCGTCCTTTTCTTTCAGCATCCATACCTACAACCTTGCATTCCTAATGATCATGTGACCTATCGACACGAGCTTCTCTCCAAGTATGTCCCGGTGTTCATTAGGCCACTCCTTCGCCAGTTTTTCGCAGACATCAACAACGCGCAACACTGCTGCCATGCAGTCCCACTCGTCATCTTCATCATCTTCCCCGGAGACAGGTGCAGCTTTTTTAGCGAGAACCGCTGAACCCCAGCCTTGGTTATTTCAGAGCCCTCGCTCTTGCACTGTGCGACATAACCCTTGATCGTCTGGTCCTCGATCTCCACCAGCTTGTAGCAGCGGGAGGCGTAGTCCCGGTTGGGGACGATGTCAGTAAGTGTCAGACGATCTGACGCTTTTGTTCGCCGCCCCTTCCCAGTCTCAATCAGCCCCGCCTTCTGTCCGGCAATGATCAGTTCGCCGAGTCGCTTGCCGGTGAATATCGCCAGTTCACCGTAGTAATCGCGGCGCTCCACGTTCTTCCTGTCCATCTTCTTGGCGGCGTCGAGCGCCATCGCGACACTAGCGAGGCGAACAGGGTCCGTCTCGTTGTTGATGGCTGCGATCGCCTTGGATACCGGCACGATTGTGCCGCTGTTTATCTTGGCAATAATTCCCCGCGACTCTGCTGCGATCATCAGTTCATTCCCCTCAGTCACCGTTGCCGCACATTAGCCGATATACTAATCCGCCGTCAACCCCTCTTCACCACGAGAACGGAAAGTCATCACTGACGCCGAACACGCAGTCGCACTCCGCGTCCGCACAGGCTTTCGAACAGAACTCGGGCACGGCCCAACGAATCCAGCACCAGGTGGGCCAGCCCCAGAACGTCTCGCCGCAATACGCACAGCGGCGGCAGGGGAGGAGGTTGCGTAACCGAAACGGAATCAATGTGTGCCAAATGGTTTTCATGATCAGTGCGCCTTAGGCTCTCGGTTGTCTGGTTCGAACCAGTCGTCGTCCTCGTAGGGTTGAATGAACGCAGCCGCCAACAGCAGGTGAAAGCACACGGTGGCGAGTAGGCCCGTGATGATGACGCCACAACCCAGCCCGCAAAGGAAGTTAAGCATCGGGCACCTCGTTTTCATTCCTCACGTGCTCGCTCGGCTCGTCCTCAGACGCGGGCTTGGGATAGATGCGTGTGCGTATCACTGCCAGCTTGTCAAACAGAGCATCCACCACTTGCTCGGCCGTGTATCCCGCACGCCACGCTCCGTCGAGCGCGAGAATCACGACGTCGATCCATTCAGACACGTCGTGCGGATTGGCGTGGATCTCGGCGAGTTCTTTGAGGATGTGCGCCGTGATTCCTGTCGTGCGCATTCCGTCTCCGAACGTGCTGGTCGACCATGGGATGTGCCGGTCGCGGAGTTCGGCTACCAGGTCGCGAGCCGTGGCCGTCGCGAGGTTCTGTCTTGCCTCGTCGCGCTCGTCGCGTGCCTGAGCGAGTTCGCTGACGTACTCCTCGTTGATCGCGGCAATGCGTTCGTTCATCGCCTCAACGCGAGAGTAGTTCAGCTTGGCTTGATCTCGTTCGGCCTCGGCCGCCGCGAGCTGCTTGTGCCCGCACACATGGCACAACCCGTCGCCAAGACTGCGAGCTGAGAACAGTAGGCCATTTCCGCAATCGCGGCATTTGTCGGGTGTGTCGCGGAGTGGTGTTTCGTATTCGGCTATGCGAGCCTCGGCCGCCGCGAGCCGCTGTATCGTTTCCGTGTGTTTGCAAATCTCGTCGAGTAATGAGTTGCTGTTGCTTGTGTAGGCAAATTGGAGTCGAACATAGCGAGCCTCGACTGCCGCGAGCTGGCTATCGGCACTCTTGAGTGTCGCAACCGCGTCCTCGTGAGTCATCGACTCCGACCCTTCGTCAGTGATTTGTCGCAACTCCTCGTAGTGGCGGGCCGTTTCGGAATACATTCGGTCGAGTTGGGCAATTCGAGCTTCATCCTCCGCGTTCTTCTTACGCAGCTCTCGGCACTCGGCGTCCGCAGCTTCGTTCTGCTGCTTGTAGTGCAGCGCATTGTTGAGCTGCACCCGGTGGCAGTGCTGGGACTCGGCCAGCTGCTCGCGGAGTGTGACGAGTTCGAGACCTGCGGGATGCTTAGGGCAAGACCTCCAGTGGTCGAGATCAGGACCGTCGTCGCCGCAGTACAGACAGACGATCTCCTCGCACTCGTCGTCGTGATCGCCCTCGCCATTCGCCGCGAACTGACGTTCCTGCGCTTCACAGAACGCTTTGGCGTCCAAGAGAGTCGGGAACGGCGGCTCATTTACAGCCAGCTCCAGCGGGGAGTTCTCCAGCGAGAACAATCCACCGCTCGTCACGCTGATCACGTACTCGAAGTGACTTCCCTGGTCGTGCATACACGACTTCGCGAACCACTCACACCCGTCATACTTCCAGTCCATCACGCCGCTCCCAGTTTTCGAATCAGGTTCACCAGTTCGTCCGCCTCCACGCATGCGCCGTCCTCGCGGAAGACGTACCATTTCTCGTCCTGCTGCCTCAGCTTGTGCTTTTTAACGAGCAGTCGTTCCAGTTCGACGATGCCTTGCTCCAACTCCAACTCGCGATCACGCTGCGCGACCGCCAGGTAGTTGGTCGGCGTGGCTTGCTCCTGCTGCGTGGCTTCCCGGCACAGGAACCTCGCCAGGTTCAAAGCGTTTTGCTTCGCGAACGGCTCATGCTGTGGCCGGCACTCGACCGCGCGGTCGTCGATGTACGCAGCGGCCAGTGGCTTGCCCAGACCCGCGTAGATGTGGTGGTACGTGAACCCGTGCTGGTCGAGCCACGCCTGCACACGCCGCACCAGGAAGTGCGGAGCTTCACCCCGGCAGCATTCGGGATTGCAGCGGCAGGTATGAATCACCACGTCCGCGAACTCAGCCAGGTCGTGCGTGAACTGCACGGCGCCCGGCAGCGGTTCGCCAAAGTGATCCACACCCTGCCAGGTTTCGTGGTAGGCCAAAACGCCATCGAGATCTACACACACGGTCTTACGCACGGGCCACCTCCTGCGGTTGGTAATACTCGACCACTTCGTTCGCGTCGTGCTCTTCCTCGGGCGGCACAGACTGGAGCAACGCACTGCCGTAGTCCTCCGCGATGGGCGTCAGTTGCTCGGGAGTCAAGCCGTAGCTGTGGATCACTTGTAGCGATCTAGCCCGCTCCGCTTCGGTCGGATTGTCGTGCAGCGTGACGACGGCGAGGTTCACCTCGTCTTCCCACTTGGCGTCGAAGTTGAGCAATCGGCACACGCGGATGGCGGCTCGCGAATGCACGAACAGGTCCCGGCTGTTGACCATCGCCTCCCGCGCCACACCGCTGAACTTCTGCTCCTCGGCCTCGTCCTTGTGCTTCTGGCGACCTTTGGCCTTGGCGATGTCGTCGGCGATCCGGGCGGCGTACGCGCGGATGCGGTGGGCGAACAAGCCGTAGTCGGAGGGCTCAAGATGATCGAGCTTGCCGTCCAGTATCCGGTCGGTCACCGTGCCCAGCACGACCAGCGAGTACGGTGCCAGCGTCCGATACCAGCCGCGTTCCACGGTGGCTTTGGAGTCAGGCAGCTTGGACGCGTAACTCGCCAGGTCAGGAAAGTACGTGCCAAAGTCGGCGAGCCATAATTTGAACTCAGCTTGCGTCGCCATCGAGCATCCCCTCCAGAAGTGCGCCCATGCTGGGCTTCTTGTCCCGCACACGAGCCTTGGGTGTTTGTTTGTCGTCGTACTGACCTTCGATCACCTTGACCGCGTTGGTCACGTCTTCGATCATCCAGTCGAACGAGGGCTGCCAACCGTTGATGTCCCGCGTGATCGGGAGCTTAGCCAAGGCTTGGTAGAACAAGCCTTCGAACTGGGGCGACTCGTCGCACGCCTTGCGGATGAGCCAGAGCCGCTTGGCCGAGAGCATGTGGCACTTGTCGAGTTGCGGGTGGACGCCGCACGCACCGTTCCAGGCATCGACCATCTTGCGGCCGACTTCCTGATCCTCCTTAGTGACGTACGGCTTCCCGGATTCCTTCGCTCCACCTTGGGGGGTAGGGGGGCGCGCGCCATTACCTTCTACTTCTGAATCTTCTTTTACTTCTTCTTCTACTTCTCCTTCTTCTCTTCTTCTAGTCACGCTGTTGTCACGCTTGGAGCGTGACATACCTGTGACATTTGTCTCGTTGCTGTCACGTTGCGACCGCTTACGATCTGCCGCAAGTGCTCTAGCCTTAGAGCCTTGCGACAAATGACGGTCATACTTCGGAATTTCGAGACCGCTCTTCTTCACGATCAACCAACCAACATCGACCATCGCTTGTCCGAATCCCGGCATACCAACGTACCGATCTAGGAACGAAAGTGTCACGCTCGGAGCGTGACATGTTACGAGCTGCTGATCACACCATCTCCACAGTCGAATCAGCTTCCCGACGACCTCGTCCTCGTTGATTCCCAGTATGGCCGCGATGCCAATGACTTCGGGTTTTTCCGGTAGCGCCAACTCAACCTTCAACCACTCGCGTGCCATCGCACTTACTCCTTTCGTACGCCGATCGGAGATGTGGACCAGTCTGGGTCGTACAGCGTGGAGTCTGCCTTCCTGTGGCACTTGGAGCAGACTGTGATGAGATTATCCAAGTGATCTGTACCGCCAGCAGCCCGTTTCAAGATGTGGTGAACATGCAATTGGCTGGTTGCGGTTAGGCCGCAGATCTGACACTGGGAGTTATCTCGCTGCAAGACGGCTTGCCGGATCTTTGACCAAAGAAGAATCTTGTCATACTCCTCCCATGCGCGCTCGGCTGTTTCCCTGTCCCTGCGGAGTTGTGTCTCCTCGTTTTGGAGCTTGTACACACGCTTGTATGTCGGAGAGTAAGAACTGTAGTTGCCGTCAAACGACAGCCACAGGCCGCATACTTCATCGAAGACCCACGGCAACATCTCGTCATCGACATCCACAGCGCTAGGCGTTTCTGTGGCAAGGGTTCTCGCGGTGACTGCTCGTTGTGCCATAGAGGGAGGGAGTTTCTTCAGCGTTGCGCGCTCCTTCATCAATCAGTGCTCCTTAGCTGTGACTATTCCGTTGCTTGACCACACCACGAACTCGAAGGCACTTTCCTGCCGTTCGCGCTCGCGTGCTTCCTCTTCTCGATGCAGTTCCTGCTCTTCCTCGTCGGTCCAGACACGACCGCGGGGGTGACTACGATAATCCCGTTCCACCTCCCGTATCCAGACGTGGCCGTCGATGCGCAGGTCGTCCAGGTGATCTTGACCGAGACGATCAGGTGGTTCCGTCTGCTCTAAGTACGCCAGGTAGCCCGCCACGCCTGCCTTCGTGAGCCGGACATGCCCCCGGTTTCTGCGGCGCACCGGCTCGGTGTTGCGCCAGGCTTGCCCCACTTTGAGCGGTTGCTGCAACATCAGAGCACCTCCCGCAAACTGCCCCGGCGTCCCAGAGCCAGCCAGGCTTGGCGGAAGTGCAGATACTGCCGTGGTCCGAGATGAGTGCGGCCGAGCACACACCGCAGTTCGTCACGCGGTGGGATGGCGACCGCATCGTAGTGGCAGGCGCAGTGCCGCACTTGCCGGACCAGGCGGCGGGGGATGTGGATCAGTCGTGACAGGTACTGTGCTTCGCCCTGGACCGCGTTGGCAATCGCCACACTGGCATACTTGGCAAAGGAGCCCCGGCCCGCTCGCCACGTCAGGGACGCCCGGCAGAGAGCCTCACAGGCGGCTCCCAGCAAGTCCTCGGTGGTGAGACTGCGGGTGCTCCAACGCCGGGAGTACAGGTAGGCCAGCCCGAGATTCTCTTCCACAAGCTGTTGCTGGCACGAGGTGAGAGACCTCTCCCCAACAAGAGCCTCCATGATCATGGGCCGCCTCCTTGTTTACGGATCGACTAACGGACGAAGTTAGCCGATCCGCGAATTCCCTACAAGGGGGTCAGCAAAATTCCTAGCCCCACGGCGAGCAGGCCCTGCCAGGGGGACGCGGCTTTTTATGTCGTGCGCCTATAGACGAACTCGGCAGCGGCGCAGATATTTGGCGACTCACAGCGGACGTATGCTGGCGTCAGAGTTTCACCTTCAATGGAGTACTGCGATGAAGAATTGGACTGAGTTGCCGACGAGGACGAGGAAGTGGGTGCTGGGGCTGGCCACGATCGCGATGGCCTTGGCGACCGGCACGGCAGTGTATGCCGACTACCAGTCATGCTACACGGCAAGGGGCATTGCGCTCTCGCATCAGAATGAATACGGAAATTACCGGAGTTCAGCCAGTGGAGCTAAATCAGCCGCTGTGTCGCTTCGCGGACAAGCGGCATCTATGCGAGCTGCCTGCGAAGGCAAGCCAGGATGGACCGAAGCGCAGATGGAGACTGGCGACACTAGCATGGGAGCTGGTGATCTAGGGATAGAATTCGGCGACACATGGTGGGGCGACGCTGAACTGCACAAGGACGACTCGGGTAACTACAACGGCGGAGACTATCACGTTAGCCGGGGGAATTACTGGTTTAACCTGTCAAGTTGGAATTTTGCAGAAGCCAGTTACAACCAATCTGTCAATGACTACCATGACGCGAACGACGACTACGTCCTGAGGTCTGACACGAACAACGCGAAGAGCAATTACGACGCTGCGAGTTCGTGCTTCCAGAGTGCGCTCGGGTTCTATACACAGTGGTACAATTCGCACTGACACGCACCGACCGGACAGTTTTCAAGAACATAGACAGCCGACGTGTCAATAGCGACTCGCCGGCTGTTCTCGTATTTGCTTGCCGGCATCGCGACTACTTCGGATCAGTCTCTGCCTTCTGTTTGTCCAGCACTTCCTTTAACGCTATTTCGCTACGGAGGTACTTCGCACCTTCGGCCGGATCGTTAATGCGATCAGCCGGTATCCATTTCGATGTCCCATTCAAGGTCTTGTGCAGCGTCCACGTCTTTCCAGACACCACTTCAACCATGACAGCCACGTCCCCGCCAACCGACACACTGAACTGCTGGACCGCTGGGGACACGGGGATCGGTTCTGGTTTCTGCTCTTGAAACGCCAGCGCCCAACCACCCGCCAACAAGGCGGCTACCGCGACGATACCGATTGCGAAACTGCGAGACATGATCTCCTCCTCTCCCATGAGTGACGCGAAAGATGACACCACTCCAAGATGGCACGGGGATGGGGAGATTGCAAGCGAACACGACAGCTGCGCTCAGTCCGGGCACTCAATGCGTTCGATGACCCACCGCTTCTTGTCCAGGCACACGGCGTGTCCGCAGGCGCAGAGTACCCATGGCGCGTCACCGACGACGCGATTACATTGGGGGCAGTTGGTAGACGGAATGTCGACCGGCACGACCGGCACAACAGGCGGCACAGCGAGCGTCTCCGGTACTGTAGCCAACTCAGTCACGTCCCCCGTCTCCAGCAAGCGGATCGGGAAGGGGAACTCGTGCCGCAAGCAACCCGGCAGCTTGTTCTCGCGTATCCAGATCTCGGTCTGAATCGCGCATGCGATATTCCACATGGCCTGGGGTAGGTGCGGCTCGTCCGTCTTGCCGCTGAGCACACAGAAGAGGTGCCGCAGCGCGGAGTCGATGTACCGGCGGAGCGGGATGCCACTTTCCCAGTTCCTATCGCCGTACTTGAGACAACCCGTCTCCATCACCCGCGCGAGCTGCCGCACGGCGTCGGCGGGCAACAGGTCGAACCGCCCCTTGTTCTCGTCGATGTCACGCACAGCGCCAGTGCCGAACTCCGCACGGGCGCCACTGTCTTGGAAGGTGGTCATGTGGTGGGGAAATCCTGCGGGTGGAAATCGGGCGTCACGCTCATCAGGCGGATACTTTTCCCAAGGCGGGCGGCGGTCAGGAGTCGGCAGCGGCGCACCTGGATATTTCGGCAGCGGCGGTTCACCCGGTCGGATGATGGGATCGAGCGGTTCGGCACTGTCGCACTTGAAGCACCGATCGCGGAGCGGCGACCACACCGTGTTACAGCGGGGACAGATCCAGCCGATGTTGCTCACGAGGTTGCTCATGACGAGACTCCGCCAGTGTGAAATACAAACAGCCGAGAATATAGGACCTGGCTGGCAGGCCACACGGATGCACCCGAGTTTCGTTCCCGGCTGTGAAGCAATCGTTCAGATCAGCTTCAGCAGTTGCATCAGCTTCGCGCTGAACGTGATCTCCACCACAACACCGCCGACTCGGATACGCTGCACGACCGAGTCCCACAACTGCCGGTCCCAGTGCGCAGTGTTGTCCTCGCGCATCTGCTTCGCGTAACCATCATAGTAGGGTTTGCACGCCCGACGGGCGTCCTCGTCGCCGCAACTGACAGCTTCGAGGGCCAACTCACAGAAGCGAGTCGCGTCAGCGTCGTCCTCGATCGTGACGGTGACGTATTTTTCCTGCGGTTCGAACTGGACATTCATCACGCACTCCTTTTTTGAGTAGGTAAAAGCGGGCGCGGCAGGCACCCGCAGTAGTTAAGCGATGCAGCGTTCTGGCTTGATCCCCATATCGCCTTCCGCCTGCCGCGGCTTACGTGGTTAGGGATCACACTTCCCCACGCGGCACACCCGTCAGCACTCGCCACATCTTGCCCCGCCGGAACGAATCGCCGACACGGGACTGTCACACGTCACAGGTAGGGTATTCGTTTACTGCCGCAGTTCGCGGATGATGATCTGTTGCGAGCCGTGGACCAAGAGTTGCTTACTCTCCCCGCTGCCATCGGGACCGCCTTTCAACTCGACCTCCTTGTCGTCATGGACGATCACCGACTTGGGGCCGTCATCCGGACCTTCCTCGGTGGTCCACTGTGTTCGGACGCCAATCACCGCACTCTCGCGGCTGTCATTGTTCTTTACCGTTACGTCAATCGACATGCTCAACTCCAAACAAAGAATCCAACACCGACCAAGTCAGGGGGGCAGGATTCGAACCTACTTCCGCGCACGTGCGGGAACGCCAGCGTGAGCTTTCGTCACCCCCTGTAACGCCGACAGCCAAGACCTGTCGGTGTATTGCGAGCATTCCGCAGCTCACCAGCGGCTCATCTGCGTTTCACCAGTACATTGCAGTCCGCCCGCGTGGATGAGCACGGTAGCGCTGTCGACCGGGAGGCATCAGTCTTGGGTGAGCCTCCAATAAAAGTGAAATAGCGGTGGCTGGATTCGAACCAGCGATCTCGTGGTTATGAGCCACGCGGGAACGACCAACTTCCCTACACCGCATCATGATCACTCATCACCGACCTGAAGTAGAAACGGAAAATCAGCGAGGAGCTTTGGTTTCTGATCAGCGTCGCTGGCTTTCAGATTCGCTTCCAACGCCGAATCTTCCACTCGCAAGGCTTTCAGATCCTCCAGCGTCGGACACGGTACGGTTTCGTCAACAGCCCATAGCAAATTGACGTCGCTGCACCATTGCCGCATCCGCCGCACCGGCACAATCATGTTGAACCCTTCTCCGGCGCCGCGTACCAGCATCCCAATGTATCGCCCGCGTTCTTCACCTTCTGCCGCGAGAAACACACCGCCACCTGACGAGCCAGGGAATGCTGTGACGGTGGTCTGATCAAAGATCACACCCGAGCTTTTTCCGATATCCAGCACGCGCCCCACCTGCGACATGATGCCGCTCGTCATCGAGTTGGCGCCCGACTGCCCGAGCAAACTCCCGACGTGAAAGAGGGTCGTACCGATCGGCACCGGATCGTCTTTGACGTAGAACTTCGCGCTGTCGGTCACGAAGTCTTGCTTGCGAACCATCAGCAATGCCAAGTCTTGGCCGTTGTCCGCGTCGGAATACTTGACGACCGTCGCGTCCATACGCAGTTCGCCGACCTTGCGACCGTTTTCGACAAGCTCTTTGACGATCTTGGCTTCTTTGAATTCGACCGTCTTCTTCTCGACACCCTTCGAGTCGATAACCGTGCGCACTGACCGCAACGAATCGACGACGTGCCCAGCTGTCCAGATGAAATTCACTTTACGTGTTTCTGTGCTGTCGGACTTGAGCTTCAGCTCGCGTGTGATGATCACGCCCGATCCTTCGCCTTGTCCGGTATTGACGGTTACGCTTATTTCTTGCAAGTGCTTCGGCAGATCGTCACCCATCGCACATTTCCAGACACAACCCAGTAACACACAGACAGCCATCAGCAGTTTGCACATGTCAACGCATCCTTTTCGTTGATTTGGAAAGAACATCACGTCTCCGCCTTCTCCGGCGTTCCTGAGAGTTTCCGTGCGAGCCAGATCCGTCGACACGAATGGCACCGCGGTCGCAGCGTTCCGGGCGTGTAGGTCGGGTGCTTGCTGCACTGGCCAAAGATCATATCGAAGTTGCGGCGGAACGATCTATAGTCCACCGTGCGATTTGTATCGCCCTTGCCGGACATGGCGTGCTCCTTCACTCGATGTGGAAATAGCGGGGGCCGCTGGACGCCGCCAGCGTGATCTTGGGTTTGGGTGGTGATTGCGGTATGACGGGCTCGCGGCGGGCGAGCGTCCCGAGGTTCCGGCGGGCTTGTTCGAGCCTCGCGTGTTCAAACCTTTCGTGATCGAACGCGTCATTGGACGTGCCCCGCGTAGCCCGCGACCAGCCCCTCGCAATTCGCTGAGCCACCTCGCGATTCGTCTCCAGCGACGGCGGCTGCGGGGACGAGAAGGGCACCGGCGTCAGGCGACGATCCAACTCGCGTTTCATCCATCCCCAGACTTCGGCGAGGTGCTGTCGGGAATCGTCGACCGTGCGACACCCCGCCAGTGTGCTGGCATGAATGTACTGGACGATCTGACCGCCATCTCGCGACAACGTGAGCACGAAACAGCCCTTGTACCGATCCTCCCGCACCTCCGACTTGTAGCCAACAAACCGCTGGGGGATACAGACGGACGCCCGCACCACATCGTCGCTGCTCGCGGCGAGGGTGGGGTCAATAGAGACAGTCGCCCAGTAAGGTGGTTCCGTTGCCAGCGACATACCGTTCCTCACTTCCAGCCAGGTTATTTGCATCCGCCAGTGACTCGCGGTTATTCGCTGTACCGCGACTTGCCCAGCATCCAGAGCGTCTCGACCCGCGCGACCTCCACTTCGAAGTCCTCGGGCAATTGACCCGCGCGTTTGAGCCGCGTCAGATCGTCCCACTTGGCACGTAACAGGGCGGCTCGCCGCTGAATCTCCAAGGGCGTGGGGTCAGGAACCCGGTCGTTCCGCTGCAGTCCCCGCTGCCGTTTCCAACGCTTGTTGATGCCGTTCGGTGTGTCCGCAATCATGCTCTCCTCCTGACCTGGCAATCGGTGCGTGTTTAGTTGGCCCCCCCTGACTCGCCACTCGTGATGCGGTGCAACCGATCACGAGCTGCACGGAGGACCCGTAGTTCCTCTACGGTCAACTGCTCGACGGCCTGACGGTGGACATCTATGTCTATTCCGTCAGTCGTCGTCTGGGCCACTTTCTGGGGTGCATCCACCCCGTAGACTGAACCGGCCGACTTGAGGGCGTTGAGCTTGATGCTCTCACTCTTGGTCGTCCGGGCCATTTCCATGTAGCGCGCGAAGAACTCAGCCCGGAGCTGGTTCAGGTCGAGCTTGTTAGTTTCGGCTAGTCTCGCGCGCGCGAGCAGTAAATACGTTTCCACCTGGCGAGACCCGACCCCCCATCGGGACCGAAAGAACTTCTTAATCTCGTGCTTGCGGCGACCATCCAGGACCATCTGGATCGTCAGTAGAATGCGTTCTTCTTTTTCCGGCACACTAGCCCGTGTCGGCCGCACATCGGGCGGAATGGGCTGACTGGGCGGCGATGTATTCACCGAGAACGTCCGCGTACCAGTCTGGGGAACCTGAGCCATCGTGCGAAACTTCCCTCAAGAACCAAAAACAAGACCCCCCGCGCAGAGGTTCAATTCTGACACGGGGGGCCACTCGCAAGGTGTCCAGCGGCTATGAACTACGTGGCTATGCATCGTGACAACCTTGGTGCGCCGGTTGTGTCGGCAAATCCTTGCCTGCTGGTGTCATCCTGATCGCGCGCCGGGCAGGGTTGATCGGTGGGATGACGTAGTCCGCGTTGGACCATTTCGCCTGAGAGCATGACCAGTCTACCTGGAGTTGTGCAATAGCCAGAACAATAATGCGCAAAAAAAAGCCGCCCCGTGCGCAGCTGGATACGAGGGCTGGCACGGGGCGACTGGGCAGGGCAAGTCGAAATGCTCGGTCGAGTTTTACGCCTTCGGGGGCGACATGCGCGGATTACGCCTTCGCGGCATCGCGCAGTAAGCGGTAGTTGTTGTCCACTTTGCGTTCCAGATCGGCCATGAGCCCTAGTAAACGGGTGAGGATCATGACCAGTTGTTTGTCGCAGTCATCCATGGCTTCCATGTGCTGAAGCTCACGGGTGATTTCACTGAACGTGTCGGGGTCCAGGATCAAGACTCACCTCCGGTTTCCTGCAAGCACTTGTTCTGAAACCCCGTGCCTGCACAGGCGGGGCAGTCCGAGAGCACGTCGCACGCACCTTGGACTGTGGAGATCATGCCGTTGCCATCGCAATCACGGCAGCGTTTGCGGACGGGGATTTCAGTGCCACTGGCGACTTCTGCCAGATACCGCAGGTCCTCGTAGGATTCTGTGGGCAGTCCGAACCTGATCCGTTCCACAATGCGGTCCAGGCGTGCTTTGTCGATAGTAACCATATCCGTTGCGTTCCTTTCTCCAAAAATGTGCGGTTGTCGTGGACTCTTCCTTCTCCGACATACGTTTCGGATTCTCCTGATATCCACGCTTTTAGGTAGTCGCGAATTACTACTCCAAGCAACTCAGTCAACCACACAGGCGATTCAGCAAATCCGCCACTCCAACACGAGTGGCACTTGGTGAATGAAGTTATCCACGTCGTCCGCATCGAACAGCAGGACACCGTGAGTTTGTTGGGACCCGTTGATGCCGACCGAGATCAACCGGGCGACCTCGGGCGTGCGCCAGGGCGGCAGGTGCAGAGAGAGCTTTCTCGACCAGCGCGTCGTCGAACGCGATCCCCGGAGCGTAATGCCCGTCGAGCACCAGGGCTTGGGGCTGGACGGACGTCGGGAAGGTGAAGCGGCTCAGGAACGTGAACCTACCGTCGCGCACGGCTTGCAGGTAGATGTCCAGGGCACTGACGCTGCGGTGTTGTTTGACGGGAGCGAGTTGGGTGACCATGTGGCAAAACCTCCTTGTGATCCAATAGAAACGCCCCACTGGGGGTTGGAGACACCAGTGGGGCGCGTTGGGGGAATCAATCAATTGACTGAGAGAGTGTAGTACCGTTTTGAGGTCCGGTACAGAGACTCACGAATTTTCTGGTCAGTCGTCCTCCTCGGCCGGGAAGTCGCCGTGATTGAGGCCCCGCAGGTTCTGCATGGCCGATCCGCCACGCCACACCTGCATGAGCCAGCCGTGGTACCGCCAATCCTCCGGCAGGTGCGCATGGCACTCGTCCTTGAAGTTGTGGTAGTCCATTTCGTTGGCGATGGTTTGTAGCAGGAACGCGAACTCCTGCTTGGTCATCACGACCCGGTAGGCGTAATCCCGGTCCGGGGTCCATTCGACCTCGGCCGCGACCGGATTGATATCGACAGACTTGAGGATGGCTTCCAGGTGTTCCCGCCGCCTGGCGCGGACCATGACCTTGTTCTTGAGGAGGCGTCCCTTCTCGCTGCGGGGACAGACTGCGGAGATGAAACCGTCTTTGGTGAATAGCCACATAGTGATGGGGTTCCTTTCTGTGATGAATCTTGAAACCGTGAGTAAAAACACAGAGTTCTACTCAGGACTGAGGCGTGTTTTTGATGGACCGCACCCAGATCCAGATGTCACCGGGATCGTATCGCACGTCGCCGTTGGGCAAGGTGATACAGGGCGGTCCGTGCCCCTCCTTGACCAGCTTATTGAAGCGATTTTCGCTCAGCCCGAGAATTCGACCGGCCTCGAACGGGTGGAGTAGCGTTGTAGCATCAGTGCGGGCGTACTCTCCGCACCATTCGTTATCCTCGATGATCGGCCACATCCGATCACTAATGTAGTGTGGCAAAGGAGTACGGATATTCTCAGACTCCTTCCGGTGCTCAAACGAGAATCGCTGGAGCGCGTGCGCTACGGTTTCGACATTGACAGGTGCGGAAGGGTCCTGGCGATCCATGGATAGCCTTTCCGTGTGTTGGATCGTCGGAGGCATCCTCCGGCACTCACCGTTCGTGTGGCCGATCTGAGACCGCCACCATTTGCATGTTGCACATGTTCCGATCATGGTTCCTATCTCCAGTTACGTTGTTGGTGTGAGCCAGCGAATCGTGTGTTCTTTGTACCATGTCCATCTGATGGCAGTGGGTTCTCCTTTCACTCGTCCGTAAAATCGAAGAGGGTAAGTTGCGTAGCGTGTGGGTTGTCGTCCACGAGCAATGTGACGGCCGGCCCCAGGAAGACCCAGGTCTCCTTGCCGCACTTGGCAGTCATGCGGTGATAGAACCCACGCGGGTCCCGCCGGGCGAAGGCCCCGCCTTGGTCTTTGGTCTTGGCGTGGTAGTCAGTGGGACGGCCCCACTGCTCCGTCTTCCACTCGGCCAGGCGGATCACCCGCCAGGCTTCGCAGAGTTCCTTGTCCTGGTCTGTGCCGCGGGGACCAACGCCCATGGCCACGTAGAACCGGCCGTCGATCTCGAAGGGCTTGTGAATGCGGCCTTCCGTGGGCAGCAGGGCACACGAGATGCTTTCCCACCACGGTCCGCGTTGATCCCGCCAGACATGCTCGAAGCCGTAGTGGTCCACGTAGCGAATGCTCCCGTCCGGTGCATCGCGGCGCTGCTCGTAGGGTGGCCGCTTGTCCGGTTTGAATCGCTTGCCGGTCCGCACGTAGCCGGGACGGGCCACCAACTGGGACGAGACGATGATGACGGTGCTGGTCATAGTGCTGGTCCTTTCCAATAAAAAACCCCCGCCGGCAAAGGCGAGGGTGTGTGTAAGGTTGTTCCAGGCATCGGCTAGGCCTACTCGTCGTCCTCTTCGTCCCGTGTGAACACATAGCGAGTAGCCGCATCCTCTACCTTCTCCTGGAGCGCGTCGATCGTCGACTGCTGACCGTCATGTGCGAGTTTTCGCAGCGTGCCACGCAGCGCGTCGAGCGGCACTTTGCAGAGGAAGTCCGAGAGAATCACGAGGCGTTCCAGCGCGTTGGTAGTGTGTCGTTCAAGGATCGCAATCTCGCCAGCGAGCAATTCCCGTGCGGAAGAGAGGGCAGCCTCCTTGGCCGCCTTAGCCTGCTGTTCTACTTCCGCCTCAGCGCGTCGCCGCTCTAGTTCGGTTTGCCACTCGGCACGCTTGGTCGCGATCCGCTCATTGGCGGCGAGGATCGCTGCGTCCACATGAGCGGCCGTGGGGCTCTCAGCGTCGACCTGTGGGTAATCGCGTCCCCAGGTGGAATAATGCGACAGTTCAAAACTGGAGTTGAAGGTGAAGCCGCCAGTAAAGACGCGGTACTCGCCGTCGCCCCATGCCAACAGGGCGGCCCGCGCCTCAGTGGACAAGTCGCTAGGCTCGACTTCCAGCGTGATGCGGTCCGGCACGTTCGTGCCAGTCACCAGCCGCCGCGCACGCACCCACTTGTTCGACCGCTCGATCGTAATCTGAATAGCCATGCTATTCTCCCACGGGTGTTACAGGCCGACCCGTTGTCCTGCCCGGTGAATCCGGGGTGGCTGCCACTTGAAAATGCGGGGGCAACCAAGCCGCAGTAAACTACTTTTTCGACTTGTCCTTCTCGTATTCCCGCCGCTTGCGCTCCAGTTCGGCGGCCCGGACTTCCTCTTCCAGTTTCCGGTTGGCTTCTCGCAAGTCAGCCTCTTCCTTGCCCATGCCGCTGTCTTCGGCACCTTGCACGGCCGACTTCTCCCGCTCTAGTCGCAGTCGTTCCATCTCCAGTTTGAGCTTGGTGTTTGTATCGTGCAGCTTGGCGATCTCTGCCGCTCGATCCCGGCGTTCGGCATTACTCTTGTCGCGGAGGGCACGCTCGTATTCCGCCTCTTCCCGAGCGCTCAGGGAGTTCTTCTGCATACACTGCGGACAAGGAATTTGCCCGCGACCACCACAGGCGTCGCAAGTTCCGGTCGGCAGCAACCTCGCATGCACCACCACGAGGTCCCCGTAGGGCGTCGGCACGACGGACGGCACATCGACTTTGTTGTAGAGTTTGCCTCCCTTGCAGTTCTTCACGGGGCAATCGGCAATCTGCTTATCCCGGCAGCGGGGGCAGTCGTATTTGGACGGGCGGGCGGCTTTCATGAGCTTCACTTGCTCGCGGACCCACTTCATGTCCGCCTCTTCCAAGTCAGTCGGCTTGATCCGCACGATCTTGGCGTCGGGCTGCTTCTTGATGACCACGCGGCCGTCTTCAAAGCCTACGTACTCGCCGGTGATGCTGGACTTGCCGTCCTTGGACCGCCAGCGGCGCATGAGCGTATCGGAGGCTTCCTCACGGGCCTCGGTCGGGGGTGTCTCGGGCTTGGCAACTTCGCCCGCCAGTCCTGCGAACTGATCCGCCGGATTCCCCAGGTCAGGCTTGTCGCGTGTGTCCACTTGGCAGGCCACGAGCGCCGCCAGCAAACAGAATGTGGTGGTCATGGTGTTACCCATCCTTTCGTGTACGAGCAAAGAACTCGGGTGTAGGGTATATCTTCCCTTCTTGTGCGTCACGCATCAACCGCAGTCTATGCGAATCTCTACGCTTCCGTATGCTGCCGGGGGGTCAGTGCCACCACAGCACAACCGCAGTGCCGGGCGGTACGGCGCGGAGGAACTTGAACACGGCGAACGTCCACTTGGAGCAATCGTCCGGCAGTTCTGTCTCTCAGCCAGTTCTTCCGCCAGTACGTAGGTCAGCGGCTGACCGTAGGGATCAGTCTCCTGATCCTGAATGCCGTGATCGGTGTACATCGTGAAGCAGACGCCGGGCGGCAGTGGGTGCGGCTGGCAGGCGGCTTCGATGGCGTCGAACACGCGACTGTCTTGGTCGATTACCAGCTGATTATTACCAAGCCACCATTTGTTGCCTCGTGGTGGAATTACATAGAATCGCAGGTCAATGCCCATGGGTCACCTCTTGCTCTTGTTCGCTGAAGAGTTCAAACACGTTGGCCAGTCCTTCCATGGTTTTGGCATGGAGGACACGGGCGATGAGCAGGGCTGCCTGCAGGTCGTGGAGACCTTGGGCTTGAGCTTCGCTGCCTCCCAGTTCGATGGATCGTGTCAGCGTGCCATCGAGTCGCACGGGGATCGTCTGGAGGGCTGGGTTGAGCAGGGCCGGGCAGTACACGCGGAGCCGGATGTAGAACACGTCCTGCTGACGCTCGTCGACGAATGCAGACACACTGAATCCTTCCTTGGTCTTGGTGCGATCGAAGTTGGCGAACGGGTTTCCGAACAGACCTTTAGTGACTTTCATGGGATTGTCTCCAGGCAACGGGGAGTGGATGCCGCGAGGAGCTTCCGCTTGCGTTCGAGCAGCGGCGAGGCCACGCGGTCGGAGTTGAACAGCAGTTCGAGTACGGCCTTGTAGGTACCGTCCTCGTGAATGTCTTGCATGATGCGCCGCAGTCCATCGGTCGATAACTGGTCGGCATCCTCTTTGGACATGTGTGTGTCGAAGTGGGCACAGCCGAAGGGGGCCACGGCATGGATGTCACAGCGGTGCTGATCGTTGAGAAACACGCACGACCCGTCCGCTTTCTGGGCGGGCACGATGGTTGGGATGCGGAAGCGGCGGTCACCGGCTTGGACTAGGGCACCCTCGGAGGCCAGTAGGTACCTGGCCACGAAGCCCTTGGTGCAGCCGCTGTAGCCCAGTCGCGTGCCGATGGTGAAGAGGTCCCCTGGCACGAGGTAGCCGGGCATGTGCTGACAGCACTTGATGCACTCGTCGCAAGCACACTCGGTGCGGATATGGGGTGTGCTCATGGTGCCACCTGATACTCTTGGTTGACCCGGCCCAGTTCGATCTCCTCAATCACCAGCTCCACACGCGACGCCACGATGTACTCGGCCACGCGTACCAGGGCATCTTGCAAGACCAGCGGGTGGGTCAGTTCGCTGTAGCTGCAGGGCGACGGGTCCCACAAAGCCTGGTACTGATCGAACGTGCCGATCACCCACTTGGTGACCATGACGCTGTACGTAGCGTGGGGTGACTCGTCCACCTGCGTCAGGACCGGGACCAGGTAGTAGGTGCCGTCCACCACGAGGCACAGTTCGTGCGTCTCGCGGTGCTGCGTAATGCCCACGTTGAGTTGCTCGCCTGGGAAGGCACTGCGGTAGCAGCGATGAGCCATCTCCAGTCCCACGTGCAGCTGGTCAGACAATGTCGGTTCGGACATGATATGCGTCTCCAGGTTTGGATAAGGTGCAACAACAAAGGGCCGAGTGGCAGTCCTCGGCCCCCACACAGCAGTAAGTACAGGCTGGCGTACTAAGCCTTCTCCACCGCGAAGTCGGCGTCCTCGTCGAGCAACTGGACGGCAAACTGCCGCCGCGCCTGATCGAAGAGAGTGGCCAAGTCTTCAGTGCCGTTGTCATCGCGAACAGTCGTCTTCATGGTGAATTCATACGTCGTCATAGAGTGCGTTCTCCAACTCAGATTACAGGAATGATAAACAACGTGCCTTCCTGGCTTTCCGTTCCTGGCGCGACTCCATGCAGTGCGCCAGGTCCATTGCCTTCGTCATCGCGGCACGGCCAGAGCTGCGTGCCGTCGTCCAGGTCGAGTACGAGCCCGGCTTGCTGCCAGTCGCATTCTGCGCACTCGTCCTCGGACATGTAGTGAACGTGAGTGATGGTGCGGCCCAGCAGGTGCTTGGCTGCCACGCGGTTCCAGAGCCTCGCCAGCGGCACCGCTCCCTCACCGTACTCCAGGCTGGCGAGGGTCAGTTCCGCCTCGACTTTCTGGAGCGGCACATCGGGGCAGATGTGGCGGTACGCCCCGATCAGTCGCAGGTAATAGAACGGGTCCAAGTGTCCCAGGACAAGAGCGTCTACTTCCTGCTTGTCGTGGGTGAACGTGACGATGTCCCCGTGTGAGAACTTGGCGGGCTTTGGCTTGGCCGCTTTCTTGGTGGCGGGCTTTTTCTTAGCCATGGGACGGTTCTCCTGTGTGAGAGTAACGAACAACTAGGCAGCCGAGCCAATCGCGCTGCAGATGGCGGACATCACGGCGGGTGCGACTGAGTTGCCGATCTGCTTGATCTGCTCGGCTTTGGTGCCAGTGAAGTGGTAGTGCGCGGGGAAACCTTGGGCCTGGGCCAACTCGTGGATAGCCAACATGCGAAAGCCGATATCCTGAATCCACAACTCCTGCATGAGGGTCACCAAGGCTAGTCCGTGTCGCGGCTTGGTGGTGACAGTGGTCAACGGGCGGTCGACGGGTTCCACGAGGCCCGTGCGGTTGTATTTCACAAGGAACGGGAGCACGAGGGCTTGCCCCTTACTGCCAGTGATGGTGTTGATGGGCCGCTCCACAGAACGCGAGCGGTCCTCGTGGCAACTGCTGGCCCCGTGATTCACATCGATCAGGAAGGGTGTCGCCAGGGCGAACCGCGGATTGGTGTCGATGGTCCCGAGCGGATTCTCCACCGACTGACAGCGTTCCGTGCCGTCGCGCCCTGGCTTGTTGCCGCCGTGGTAACTGACCACGAACGGACTGACCAGGGCGAAGTGGTTGCAGGCTGTGATGGTGCGTAGTGGTTCAGAGGTGTGATTCGCCGTACTCTGGCCTCGCAGATGCACGATGAACGGTTCGGCCGCCTCGCCCACGAACTTCCGCAGCCCGATCTCGATCCGCCGCAGCGTCTTCTCAGCCAGCGGCTTCTTGCGACTGAACACGCTGGGGCAGGGGAGGGTCCAGTCGAGCACCTCATGCACCGGGCGCCACTGCCCTTCGATAAACTGCTTGCGCGGCCAGGGGATCTTGATGTCCTCTGGTCCCCGGCGGGCGATCACAAACAGGCGACGGCGGGAGGTGTGCGCACCGTAGTCGGCGGCGTTGAGTATTCTCCACTCCACCTGGTAGCCCAAGGCCCGGATCGCGTTGACCCAGGCCGTAAAGATCTTGCCCGCCTCGGACTTGATGCGTTTGCCGTGCGCGTCGATGTTTCCCCACGACAAGAACTCAGGCACGTTCTCCACTACGGCCCACTTGGGTTTTTTTGTCTCGATCCAGTGCAGCACGTTCCAGGGCGTGGCTCGCTTCTGGTCTGAGATCGGTTTGCCGCCCCGCGCGTTGCTGTGGTGCTGGCACTCAGGCGAAGCCATCAGTAGGTCGATGTCGGGAATGGACGCATCATGTCTGGGGTCCACAGAATCAATCGGGGCACAGATGTGCCGGGTGTGGGGGTGGTTGTTCTGGTGCGTGTAGACGGCTGTTCGCCAGTGATTGATGGCGAGGACCACGTCCACCCTGCCAGACATTTCCGCCCCGGTGGTACTTCCTCCCGCCCCGCAGAACAAGTCGGCAGCTGCGAGTTTGGTGGGTGCGATCATTCGATATCTTTCCATTGGTTGAGGATCTCGTGCAGGATCTCCACACATTGGTTCGGCGTGAAGTTGCCGTGATCCGTGACTGCGGTGACAGCCTGTTCGAGGAGGTGCTCGACTTCGTTCGCCACCGGTTGATTGACGGCACCGAGCCATCGAGTTAGTAGCTCGCTCATGTCGGTGCTCCTGGTGTTGACGGTTGACGAGGAGGAATGAAACGGACCCGATGCACACAGACCTCAAAGATTTCTCCACTGGCCAGGTCCTCCACTACCGCACAGGGAGATGGCATTGTGATCTCAATGCTCTCGTTGGTAGTGCCCCAGCAATGGAACATCCCCTCCCTCCATTCACTGGGCTTCCTCCAGTCCGACTGAGCGTTGTAGTGGCACTGTCGTGGTTTGAATGTAGCGTTCAATGCGGTTCTCCTTGTGGTTTACGGGCAGGGCGGCGGGTGGTCTTCGGCAGACCCAGCTGCTGCCGCACGTAGTTATTGAGACTCATTCCAGCTAGTAGCGATTGCGTGAGCAGGCGGTCATGCTCGTCCGGTTTGCCACGGACGGTCACGATGATGCGGTCGGCGGGTTCACTCATGGTGTCGTCCTTTCAGTGCGGAGTCCGCGCCGTCCATGAGCTGACGCGAACGGTGTAGTACGAAGAGGTGATTCGGGAGTTCCTTGCGAACGTCGGCGGGTACTTTGGCCAGTGCCAGCGCAAGTCGCACGACGGCCCGTCGTAGCGGAGCAATGAACTCCGCATTATTCATCTCGCACAGTTCGTCGGCTGCCGCCATGCACGCCCTCGACGCGGAGAGCACTGCCCGTAGTTCGGCAGGTATATCGTCAGGGAGGTCGCTCTTAACCATCGTTCACCTCGCTTTGTAATGGTGTGGGAAACTGCCGCACGCGGAGGTCTTGCGGCCACTCAGCAGGATCGCCGCCCTTGGGGTCAGAGAGGACAACTTGATCGTGCAACCTTCCGTCACTCTCGACCGAAAACGCGCGGAACTGTGTCAGCGGTGGCCACGAACAGCGAGAGATAGGATCGTCGTCGATACAACACGCGCCGAGCTGTTTTGTGAACACAGAAACACCCGCGTTAAGGCACTGATTGACGAGGGACCGCACCCACCGCACGTCGCACGGCCGCGCGTTCGTTCCGCTTTCCCCGCCAGTGATTACCCAATCAAGTACGGCAGGCGGTTCATAGAACCTCGCCTCGTCAAGTTGCTGGATGGAGTTGTAGCAAAGTCCACCAATTGGTGATCGCTGCAACTCAACAGGTGCCTCGACTTGATCAAGCCGAATTGGACCAATCAACGGCTCAAGAGATACGCCCAGCACTGGAACGAGATTGCGGCATTCGAGCAGGTGCGGCAACCCGGCCTCAAGCGATTGCTGGTCGCTGGCCGAATAGACCAGCCATACGTTGCGGTACGCCACCCTGGAGAAGTCGTTCGCTTGCGGCCACATCCGACGGATATTCTCAGGCCGCTTGGTCAACAATATCCAGTCGATGTTGGGAGTCTTGTTGATTAACTCGAACATGTCGTACCGCAGATTGTCCATGGTGGCGAGCCGGTAGTGCCCTAGCTCGATGTTTCGCCGCTCGTGCGAAGTCGTCCGATCCCAGGGGACCGCTTCGGGAATGTAGCGATGCGGCACGCTGGTCAAGGCACGTAGCGTGTTCCCATGACTGTCGATGATCGGACCGTCCCACTTTTCAAAAACATCACACAACGACGGAAAGACTCGCAGGCGATAGGGTCCGATGTTGCCAGACCCACCGCACCGCTGGCAAGCGACGTGCGCCTGCTTGTCGTCGGCTAGTTCGCCGCAGTGGCCGTGTCCTTTGCACTCAGGACAACGTCCTGCAGCAGCGTGCTTGTTCCAACCGATGGGTTGCAGCCAGTACGTGTCGCTGGTCTTCACTCGTGTGCCCTGCGGTCCCCACTTGACCCTGCCTCGCCGGATGTCGAAGTCAGCCTCGGCGTAACAATTAAGGCAGCCACTGGCAATCTTCGAACAGCCGATCCACGGACTCCAAGTCATCGTGGCATAGGAAATGTTCGTATTCTCAGCCATGGTTCGATGCTCCTTTCGTTGCGTAGTAATCGTCGTACTGCCGGATGCCCCACACGATCGCGTAGCAGGCAAACACGAAGCGGTAGCTGTACTCGGTCGCGTCGGCCTCATAGAAGTCCTGGAACAGCAAGTCGCCGTCATGCTCGAAGTCGTTGGCAGCTTGCCGCGCGGCATACTCTCCGTCGTCGGCGTACCTCAGCACGTCGTTTTCTACCGCCGCCTTTACTTCGTCGCTCTGGTCATCGACCCACTCACGAACGATCCGACGAAATACGTCCGGGCTGTAATTCTTAATGCCGTCGCGATCATCAGCGACTACCTTCTCGGACCAATAATCTGTATTGATGCGCAGTCGTGCATCCCGCTCGCGCTGCCGGAAGAACTTGAGCATGTCTTCGCAGCGAGTGAACAGGTAATCGCCCATGTCCCCGCAGTAACACAGGAACCCCGGCCAAGTCACGAGGTCAAAGCCGTCCACGCTGCCATGCTGTCCGCGATACCGTAGGTGCCGGTACAGCCCGTCGTCCCGCAGGACTTCGATACCGTGCTGTTCTACCCGCTTGAGAAACTCCGCTTCACTCGGTCGTTCCATGAGCAGCCCCCTTTCCTGTCGCTTTGGCGATGGCTGCGCGGGCCGCGTCCAGTGCTTCGCGAAGCCCGGAGTATTCCACGCAATCGTTGCACGGCGGCGCGACGTGACAACGACAATCTGCGTCCGGCACATACACAAGATCCACCAGCAGCTCCAGTGTCGCAAGTAGCGAGGGCGCTGCGGCCATCAGGCGGGCGTTGGCGGCGGTCCTGATGGACTCAGCGATTAACGCGCCGCCGTACGCTGCGATGTTGTCTGCATCGGCGTATGTGCCGATCTCGGAATCGGCCACTACCGTATTGCCATGACCAACTCGCCACGGTCCGGGCGTGGGTCCGGCTGCGGGTGCCTCGCCGCCAACCTCCTCGATACAGAAGATCGACACCAGTTCAATGAGCGCGTGTTCGTCATTCGCGTAACGCTCGTACACCGCGTCAGTCACAGCACATTGCAGTTGCTGGTCGTCCAGATCGCCGCTGAACGGTTTGGCGATCTCCCACTTGTCCCAGTGCCCGTCCTGCCACGCGATGAGAGCCTCCACTCGTTTCATGGGTTTTGTATTGCTAGTCATTGAGCACCTCACTTTCTTCGAGCACTGGACGGGAGAGTCCGCCGCCCAGGATGTTGGTTTCGATCCAGGCTACCTCGGCCGCGATGGCGTCTTGGCGGCGGGTAAACGGGCCGAGCACCGGTCCGCCGCACAACGCCAGGTCGGCTTGCCACCGGCACGGCCAGCGGCGAGTGAACTCAGCCAGCGGGCTGTCGTCCTCGCAGACGTGCCGCAGCTTGCGGAACAGCCACCGCATGAGCCGGTTGACTGGCAGGACATGGCTGGCCCGATCATGACGGGTTGGCCCGAGCGCGGCGAGAAAGGCGAGTTCTGGGCATTTGATGCACTGGATGTTCCCGTGCTCGTCGAACGTGACTGTGATGCGCATGTGCTTTCTCCTGTGGGTGTCTCGAACAAAAAACCCGACACGCTTTACTGGCGTGCCGGGCGTGGTGAGGACGTGCCGTCGTGTCTGGGACGGGGGCGGCTATCCGGTTTGCCCCAGGCCGGTCTGGGCGGATTCCCTGCAGGCGTCGTGATACTCGGGCTTGTGCGTGACCGTCTGCACGGTCCCCAGCACCCGCTCGACGTTCGCTGTAAGATCCTGGCACTGCGTACCTTGCACGCCGTTGACTTCCACGGTCGTGTTGCCGCTGGCGTCGATAATGAGTGTGACTTGGGCCATGGCTGGTCCTTTCGTTGCGAGAGTGTAGTACCGTTTTGAAAAAATCTTTTCCGGGCGTACCGATCTCAGATCTCGAACACGCACTTGACCGCCCCGTTGGGCAGCGTGGTCTTTTCCGTCAGGGCGAATCCGTTGAGCTGGAAGGCCTCGATCCCGTCCACCACGGCGTAGGCTTGCAACAGCTTGCCGCCGTTCTTGCCGACCGCATCCTCCAGGCCGTAGCCGCCGACGAAGAAGTCGGCATTGAGAGACCACTTGTCGCCGTCTTTGACCACGCCGATTTCGTAGGCTGCCTCGTTGTTGCGGACACGGATCTTGTGGTCGCAGGGGGCCAGTTTCCCGGCCCAGTACTTGTGTTCCTTGGCGTTACGAACCAGTTCCACGGTGCCTAGCAGGCGGCAGGCTTGGTCCAGCTTGTCGAGGGACGTGATGTCCTTCTTCGTGTTGATCTTGGTAATGTGTGACATGGGGTGTTTCCTTTCGTAGGAGGTCAAAAGAAAAGGACCAGCCGAAATAGCTGGCCCTGTGGTAACGGGTCCATGGGGTCCGGCTCAATAGTCGTCGCTCCACCGCTCGCCCGCGTACGTGGGATCAAACCATGCGGGCTGATAGGGAGACTTGTACTCGCAAGCCCGTTCCCTGGCTGCCACACTGGCTGTCTGACAGGTAAGGCACACGTCGTAGGGACCGCCCACGTTGTAGACGTTGTCCCAGACCAACGTGTACTCGCCCTCCTGCCAGACGCCGGCATTGTCATACCATTGCTGACCGTTGAAACCGCCAGCTCGTTTGCCGGTGACGTTGTGGACAGCCCAGCAGGCTTGGGGCTGTTTGTACGCGGCGCCACACCGTTTACATGTGGCAGGCACCGTACGATCTTGGGGCTTGGACATTTTGCGTTCCTCCAGAATGACGAAGACCACCGCAATCGCGATGGTCGGGACGACACAGATCACAGTGGATATCAGTGCTTCCATGCAGGGTGGTTCCTTATGTGGTAGCCGCGATGATCGTGGCCTCCAGGTCGGCGGATCGTCCCTGCTCGCCGCTGTGGTCGAGATACTGCGGCCACTGCTTGGCGGCAGCGATCGCTTTGTCCAGGGCGTGCTTGCGGCTGACAGCTCGTACACGCTCGACGGTCATGTGACTACCGTCCGCCCACGCGATCCGCACTTCGATGTGAAACAGCATGGCACGTTCTCCTGTGGCGGTGTGAGCACGAGCATCCGGGTATCGTCCCAGACGAACCGCTCCAGCAACCAATCCGGTGCCTCGTGCTCGTCCCAGATTACGCGCTGCTCGTCGTAACCCTGTTCGGACGCCCACTCGGACGCTAGGTCGAAGTGCAGCCCCGACTGATAGTCCTCGTCTGAGCACCGCACCCGGACGCACCCGAAGTCGGCCGCGCCGTACTTGTTCCCGATGATGACGCATTTCACGATCATGGTTATTTCCTTTCGCGTTGATCTACAATCTCGATTTCGCAGGTGAATCGCGACGGAGGCGTCGTACTGTCGTTATGCAAAGCGAACGCCATAAGCACGACAGCCCATCCTTCGAGGTCTCGTACCGCCTTTCGCATCGCGTGCCGTGGAGACTTGGCGATAAATACGTCTTCGGTATGAGTTGTCTCTCCACACACCGTGACGGTAGTGTGAGTGGTAAACTCTGGATACTTTTTGCCCATCATGCACTCCTTTCAGTTCATGCTCACGTCACGCCGCGTGCCCTTGAGCGGTTTGCGGTCTTTGCGGAACACGCCGTGGTAGCTGGCGGATAGGAAGCGACCGGACGCTTGGCTGCGGAGTTCGGCGATGTCATCGGCCGCACTTTGCGCCACGGCCACGATACTCTTGGCGGCGTCCAGCAGCGTCACGCCTTTGAGGTACGCCTTCTCGCAACACTTCTTGATGTTGCGGCCCACCCAGCCCGCGTCGTCCGGCAGCGGTTGGTTGTCCAAGCTGAACTTCCGCAGCCAGATCTTCCAGATGACTTCCAGCTCGTCCCTGGACGGCAGGTCGAAGAAGAACACGTCCGAGAACCGACTGCGTAAGGCGGGCGACAGGTTGCTCACCTTGTTGCTGGTGGCGATCCACAGCCCGTTGTCGTTGGTCACCGCACTGGTCACCCGCAGAGCTTCCCGCACGTAGCGTTCACTCTCGCCCACATGCGAGCCCTTCATGCCGCCCAGGTCGAACCGGATGGTCGGGCGGTTGAAGGTGGCCCCCGCCGCTTTGGCGATCTCGGACTTGCCACAGCCGGGCACGCCCACTAACACAATGGCGTAGGGGTTGTGGTCCTCCATGTACGTGAGGATCTGCCCCTCGGCGTCCGAGTTCACGCCGCTCAGATCCGACGTGTTGCCCAGGCCGGTCTTCTCGATCTCATCGAGCCAGACCACCGCTTGGAAGTGCCGCTTGGTGCTCTGCATCAGGGACGTGATCTCTTCCTTGACCGGACCGCAGCCGCCCACGTCCGTGAAGGTGCTGCCCTGGCGGAACACGCTCAAGCCCGGCGTGCGTTCGATCTGCTTCTCCTTGCGGTCTTCCAGGGACCGGATATCAATCCCGCCACCTCGCAGCGCCATGGCGGTGAACTGCTCCACTTGGTATGCGGTCAATCCCAGGTTGGCATCCACGGCTTGGCTCAGTTGCAGCGGTTCAATGTCAAGCACCGGCCGCTGCTGGTCGGGGGCGACAGTGGCATTGTGCCGCTCAATCGAGCGGTTGAACTGCGTGATGACGTTATCGGTGATGATCTGCCGGATCTCTTCCTTGCGAGGCAGCTGGTCGTCCAACTGCAACGTATCGCCACCGAGTTCCGCGGGCAGGCTGTTCATGTCGTGCCCGAGCAGGACCAGCGTGCGGCGGTCGCTCTTGAACTTGTCCCGCAGGTTCCAACAGGCCATGGCGAACTTGTGGCCCATCTGATCGTTCGACAGCCAGCGGTCCGCCTGCAACAGGAACAGCACCGAGTTGGGCGGCAGGTTATTCGCCTTGACGGCACAGCCGGTCGGATTGTTGGGCGTGGTGTCCTGGTCGCCCACCATCTTACTGGCGGCCTCGACGCCCAGCTCATTGCGAGCCACCACGCCGTTGATAATATCCCACTGCACCACAGCCACCTCCGGGGGCAGCGTGAGCAGCAGGCTGGCGGTCAGCGCGGCCGGATCGGGCGTACTGATGGCGACCAGCGGTGTGGAAACTCGGCGCGCGTCGTTGATCGTGTCATTCAAAGTGGTGTTAGCCATTGATCGTGGTCCTTTCAAAGGGGGTTGTCGGTCAGTAATTGGTCCCAGCATTTCGGACAGAAGAAAGCCGGGCGGCGGTACCGCTCGTCCTTGAAGTAGCGGTACGCCAGGTCCTTGAGGCCGGCGTCCTGGCGGGTCGCCATGTACCCCGCCAGGATCGCGTCCTCTTCGCCGCACATGCAGCAATCGAAGTACACAGGCTCCTCGTCAGTTTCTGCCGGGCACTGCACGCGCTGCGGTTCGTCGAACGTGTAGAGGTTCCAAATGGGTTCTTCTTCAGGTGTCGTCATGGTCGGTCTTCTAAAACAAGAGGTCGTGGCGGGGTTTTCCGCGTGGTGCTTTGTCATCGTCATCCTCCGGTGCGGCGTGCTGCCGCTTGAGTGCGTACCCTTCGATGCGGTAGTAGTCCACATCGATCGGGTTATCGAGCTTTGTGCCTTCTTCGAGGAAGTGCGTGATGCCGCGCCCCATCCCTTTGCCCCGCCGCGTATGCTGGTCGAGGGCCACATCGGGGATAGGACCAGGCGTGAGCGTTTCCCACTGGTCGAGCGTGACCCACACGAAGTGGTCGCCTTCCCGCGACTTCTCCGAGCGAGCCAGTGCCCGCACGCAGTTGCCAAACATGATCCGCCAACCCTGCTTCTCGTGCATCTCCTTGGCAGCCGTAGCGGTTGCCATTACGAACTGCACGGCTTGTGGGTTAGCCAAGCCAATGTCCTCGTGGGCGATGACTTGCAGACGCCCCAGCATCCACGAGTAATACGCCTTGGAGGTGTGGGCCATTTCCAGGCACCACAGCATGGCCTCGCGTTCGAGGCCACGTCGGATGCACTTCTGAATCGCGGAGATCACTTCGAACGGGTCGTATCCATTGACGGTCTTTTGGATTGGTCCCATCGTCTATCCTTTCTTGAAAGCGGCTTTGTCCTTGCTGATACGCAGATCCAACTTGTCCACTTGGGTCAGCAGCTCCGAGCTGCCGTTACCCGCCTCGATCTCGGTGCGGGCCGTGTTCAGGCACCGCCGGGCCGCCGCGAACTTGTGCCGCGACAGGCTGGCTTGTGCCCGCGTGAGTAGATCGGCCACGCCGATGGACTCACCGTTGCGGGGCGGCTTCTCGGCTTTGGGTGTGGTGACCTTGGGGGTCGCTTTGCCCTTGCCCTTGCCTTCGACCGCCTTGGCGCGGGCGATGGCGTCGTCCACCGTGCCCGCCTTGGGCTTCGCTTTGCCCTTGGAGACCACAGCCACGGGTTTGTCATCGTCCTCTTCCTCTTCCGCTTTGCAGACTGCCTGCCGCTTCTTGGCGTTCTCAGCCAGTGCCTCCGCTTGAGCAGCCTTACGATGCACCGCCTTTTGGCGGGCCTCGGCCGCTTTCTCCTTGGGGTTCTTGCCCGAGTTGACCAGGACCAACGCTGCCCGCAGGCGATCGTGTAACCCTTGCTGGTTCTCAATAGAGCACGGCATCAGAGCCCCCACCACCTGCACCGGTGCGGCGTTTTTGTCCTCCTGCTTCACGTCGAAGAAGAACTGGATCGCCGAGTCGACCTTGCGTTTCTGCCACTTGTCTCCCGGCGTGTGATGTACGCACAGGTAGATTCCGCCATCGCCGCCATGCCGGCGCGTGTAGTCCACCAGCGGTCCGAGGGTTTCCAGGGACAGGGGAATCACCACGTCCGGTTCGCTGCCATCGATCACACTGAACAGGTTGCCGAACTTACTAAGATCGGCGTTGCCGTTGGGCGTGACGAACTTTTTGTTGACTGCCAGCTTGCCGTCGATAGCGGATAGTTCGTACTCCTTCTCGGCAGCCGCTGCGAGCTTGGCGGGCGTAACGAGCCCGTCGGGGGCGTCACACTCGCCAGGGACGGGCACTACGATCCCGATCTTACCATCGCACGCAATGAGCGTGCGCGTCTTAGCGTCGTACTTGGCGTGGTCCTGCGGGGCACCGCTCGCGAAGGGCTTGTCCGAGCAGAACGCGGTCACGTCGTGATACTTCTGGAGCTTGGCCATGAGAATAGTCCTTTCTTCAGCTGAACATAGTGAGTTGACGAATGATGTTGGTCGGGTCCAACTGGAGCAAGACGGCTCGTTGTCGGATCAGATTCTCCAGCGTGGCCGTCTGCATGGACCGGTTGCTGGTGGGCATCTTCGTGATCTTGGCCCACTCACGGGCCGGGTCCATGTCATCGAGCTGCTGCACCAGGCTCTGGGCCAAGGCGATTTCCATGGAGGCGTCTTCACCGCCCATGGCCGCCAGCCCTTCCGTGGAGAACTTGCCTTCCACCGCTTCGGCAGCCGCCAGCTTGCGACCCATCAAGGTCATGGCCCGCGACTGCATGGTCTTGTCGTAGTAGAAGTACAACACCTTGCACTGCTCGACCTGGCCAATCCGCCACGACCGCCGTGAGGCTTGCCGCAATGTGAACAGACCGTAGCCTGTCTGATAGAACATCAGCGTGGTGAAGTTGTACGTCCCTGACTTGTCGAACAGGTCCAAGCCGGTTTCCACCAAACCGGGATGCGAGATGATCACCTCGGCGTCCGGGCCGTGCTCGGCGATCCACTCTTCACGTTCGCCGGTGCCGACTGAGGACCGCAGCGTCTTCACGCGGAAGCCGTTGATTTGCAGCAGCTTCTCCAGGCGGGCCACTACGTCGTGCTTGTCGGTCATGGTGGTGAACACCCAGCACTGCCGACCCAGGTCCACTTCGTGCGTGACTTGGTCGATCAGGGCTTGTTCCTTGGGCCGCACCACCGTCTCCGAGAGATTCTCGGGCGTGACGATGCCGATCCACTTCTGCACGCCATCCAACGACGTGTCGTAGTATCCGATCTCGCTGCGGCCGTACGGGTAATCGCAGTAGCCCAGCAGCGTCCTGAGCATGGTTCCCAGCAGACGCCGGTCGCCACGCTGGACCATGTCCCGAATCGCGTCCTTGAGCTTGCTCTCGATGGTGCGGTAGGCCAGCTCCTGCTCGTAGTCCATCGTGACGGGGATGACCTGCTCGGTCATCTCGGGCAGGTTGTCGGCGACCTCGCTGAGTGACAAAAATATGCACTTGTCGATCAGGTGCTTGCCGAACAGCGCAGGCATGACGCCTGGTCGCACGGCCTTGGTCACCCGCGAGCTACCCTGCTTGCCTTCGCTCTGCGTGTTGTGCTTGCGAAAGTCTTCGCCGGGGGCGGCTTTCGAGTAGGTGGTCGTTTCAATGCGACCGTACTTCTCGTTGAACTTGGACGTTTGCTCATACGTCATGCCGTCCGCGAGCAGTGTGCGGGGCGACAAGCGGTACAGCAGCGTGCGGAGGTGGTACGCATACCCGCCGAGCAGCGTGCCCGTCAGGGCGATCACCTTCTTACTGGCCGCCACGAAGCGAGACATGTTGGTGGCGATCGCCGTGTCCTCGCCCTTGGCCTGATGCACTTCGTCGATGATGAAGTAATCGAAGAAGCCCCGCATCTGGCGCTGGGCGTACTTGGCGATGGGCCACCGATCCGGCTGGCTCGTCCACTGCCAGAGCTGCTCGCCGCAGTCCTCGTTGGGGCAGGTCATACGAGTGCGTTCCAGATCCTTGGGAGGCACTGGCACTTGCCGCTTGGCCTTGCCTTCAACGCGGGTGATCGGTTCCCCACAGCGCGGACAATGGGGCACGCCCACCGGCCGCTTGTGGAGCACGTACTGCGGCACCCACTTGGGCGTCATCTTAGCGCTGGTCTGCGACACCACGTACCACTCGGGTCCATCGGGCTTGACGGTCACGTCGAGCTTGACCACATCATGGTACGTTTTCAGGACCGCGATCATGGCCTCGGGAATGGTTTCCGCGATCTCGC